GGGTGAAAGCCCAAGTTAGAAGAGAGAATGTATAATATAAACCATAAAAAATAAAAAAATGGATAGAAAAACAATCGTAGTACCTGCAGGATATAGGTACATTTCGGAGATCCCTAGCTTCAAGCTTCATGATTTCCCTCACATCCTGAATAAGCAAATACCAGGGTGTGGGTTTACAGAGTATTGTATTACTAACAATGAGAACGTAATACTATGTAGTCCTAGAAAGATTTTGCTTCAAAACAAGTACGATCAACATAAGGACGAGGTTTTCTTAGTAGTGAATGAGTTTGAACAAGAACCAAGGACTGATAAAGACCTGGTGAAGCTAGAGAAATATAAAAGTAGTCCTTACAAAACCAAGGATGAAATAGAAAAAGGAAAACAGGAACTTGAAAATGCGAAGAAGAATTTTTTCCAGGAACTGACTAAGAAATTAACTGGTTACATTAATAAGTGCTTATTTGAAGAGCGCCCTATTAAGATACTAGTTACTTACGATTCTTACAGGCTCGTCAAGGACATACTTAGGTACAACTATAATAACGTTGACTTCAGAGTGATAATAGATGAGTTTCAGAGCATTTTCACAGATAGTAAGTTTAAATCTGACACGGAACTTCAATTTGTCAGTAACTTACAAGGAGTTCAGAAAGTATGTTACGTTAGTGCAACCCCTATGATTGATAAGTACTTAGATATGTTAGATGAATTTAAAAATCTTCCATACTATGACTTAGATTGGAGTTCACAGGATAGTAGTAGGGTGAAACGTCCTATGTTGTATGTTAAGACGTTGAAAGCTGTCTATACTGAGGTCAAACCAATTATTAAGTCTTATCTAGAGGGAAAGTTTGAGTATAGGTTCGTAAAGGATCAGAACGGCAAAGTTAAGAAGATAGAATCTAAGGAAGCTGTTTTCTATGTTAACTCAGTTAATAACATTACCAATATCATTAAACGTGCAGGATTAACACCTGAACAAGTCAATATCTTAGTAGCTAATACACAGGATAATATTAGAAAAATACAGAAGAGATTAGGAAAGAAGTTTGATATTGGAAGGGTACCGTTGAGAGATGAGCCTAGAAAGATGTTTACCTTCTGTACTAGAACTGTATATCTTGGGGCCGATTTTTACAGTGATAATGCTCAATCCTTTGTAGTAAGTGATGCGAATATAGATACACTGGCTGTTGATATTTCCCTTGACTTACCTCAAATACTTGGTAGACAGAGATTAAGGGAGAATCCATGGAAAGATGAAGCAACATTATTCTTTAGAACAGTAACTAGCGGTAATAAGAAACCAGAAGAGGAGTTTAATAAAAAGATGGATAATAAGATAAAATGTTCCGAAGGTTTATTAAAGGCCTTTGATCAAGTAGCTGAGGAAAATCAAGCTTACCTATCTGAGGTCTATCAAGATAATGCTAGAGCTTGGAACTATAAGAAGAATTTTGTGGCAGTTAATCCAGTAAAGAATCCTGATGGTAGTATTAAGCTCGTACCAGTATTTAATAACCTAGTTAGAGTGGCTGAGCTTAGAGCCTATGAAATACAGCAGGTAGATTATGCTGATCGTTTTGCAGTCTTTAATGAACTAGATAAGCTAAATGATATTGATGTTGATAACGAGGTATTTAATAAGTTCTTTGAGGAGTATGACAGGCAGAAGGATAGAAGGCGTAAGCTCAAATTTCTCTGTGAATCGTCCCACTTACCTGGATTTAGAACTATCTTAGATAATGTTCCTAACAAGAGATTTAAGGAATATATTGATACTTTAGGTGTAGAGGTCTGTAAGTCATTGTCATATAAGATAGAACAGATAGATAAGAAGCTAAGTGTCTTAAGTTTTGATCTAGATAAGGTAAAGAATACAATATATAATACATTTGAGGTAGGTAAGTCTTATACGAAATCTAGTATAAAATCAACACTTGCAAAGCTTTATAAGGATATAGGCTATAAGGCAACTGCAAAAGCTAATGACCTTAATTGTTATTTTAAGACTAGAGAAACTTTAATCTCTGATGGTCTAAAAAGAACAGCAGGCTTTAAATTATTAAGTAAGATAGATAATAATAACGACAAAAATTAATTAGAACATGCTTTACGTAATAGAGATAATGTCTAGTGATAGCTTTGATAACCCAACAGTATTTAAGAATATCATCAAGATTGGTTATACGAGGAATTAAGCTATTAGAAAAGGTAGATAGTTCCTCGGCCTCACTTAGCATTATTCTGTAGTCCTCTAAAAACCTTACTTGTGTAATAATAATATAAGAAAATTAATAGTAAAATTTATGAGCGAAGAAAAAAGTATTGCAGGTCTTAAGGTAGTTAACGTTAAGTTTGAGACAGCGGAGAATGGTACAATCAAGTTACAGTTCAAGAAGGCTGTTGACACTGAGAATACGAATCAGCTTATATGTGAGTATGCTTGTCCTTATGGTAAGTTAGTTGCATCTACCTTAGCTGATCCAACCGAGCCTAATGATCCAGAGTCTTGTTTTTGTGATTTTTGTAATTCACTTGGCGAGCAGAGGAATAAGACAGGCCAATCAGATCCAGAAATTTATAGTGGTCTTGTACCTGTTGAGGGAACACTTGAGGAGAACTTGCCAGACTTTAAGGATTATTACTTGAAGTTGAACAGAAGGAATCCACTTGTTCGTCTTGATGCGGTTATTGATACTGTCTGTGATGGTATCTGTGAGTTCTACTGTAAGGACCATTCACAGTGTACAGTTGCTAATGGTGACTGTTTCTTGATGGATCTTATGAAGGAGCAGAAGAGAGTCGAGCAGGAGAACAAGAGAATAGAAGAGGAAGCTAGAAAGAAAGCTGAGGAGGAGGCTGAATCTGAAAGTGATGTGTAGTGCTTATGGAAGAGGAGAATCTTGGATATCTACCTCCCGACTATTCAGAGTATCCGAGGGAGGACGATGATGACTTAGATGACGATGACATTGAGGATTACGACGATGAAGAGGAAGATGAAAGTGAGGACCTCAGAATCGAAAAATTACTTGATGAGCAGTCTAAGTATAACGAGGACTTAGCAAGGGTTGAAAGTATTGAATTAAAACGAGCAGAAGAAAAAGAAATGGCAGATACACCTTTTGGAAGTAGTCAGCCTTGGAAAACGGGCAGTAGTAGTAACAATAATAATACTGGAGAGGCTGCACCATGGGAAAAGCAGACCCAACAGAGTACAGGATTTGGAAGTTGGGGCAGTGGTGGTAGCAGTTGGAATAATGTTGGTACTAGTTGGGGAAATAACAATACAACCCAGAAGCCAACAGTTGATTATACCAGAAATGAGAAGGTTAAGAGTGTCCTGATAGTAGATGCACTTGATTGTCTGGTAGAGTCTTATGATAGTAATGGAAAACCTGGCATCTTACCTAGGTCTATATTTGATTTAAAGCCTAAGTTTGATGTATGGGAGAGGTTAGCAAGTTTTAATCCTCGTCGAATCTATGTATTGTTTCCTGCTATTGGTCTTGTACCTAGCATTGGAAACACAGAATCAGCTAAGGTTGCATCAGAGTATATTGCTCAGTGTATTGCAGCCTACTTAAGAATACCTCGTAATCTTTGCAGTATTATCCATGTAGTTGATAATGCCGTAAAAGAGCAGAACATATCAGGCATTTTGAGCATGACTAGTTTCGATCATGATAGTGTCTTATATGTTGGTGTTAGATCTGGTAGGTATGGTTTAAGTTCAGAGGATATAATCGCTGCTAAGAAAAACGGCATAGATTACATGGACTTATACAACCTGCTAAAAGGTCGGTATGAGTATGAATAATGCAGAGGGGTGGTTAGTTAAGGAGAAATCTTTAATTAACCATCTTTTTTCTTCCTCGAAACTTACAGAGATGTTCCTAAGAAGACCTAGATTACTTATAATTGTAGATAAATTATTATAATTTTAATAGTAAAAATGGCAAACAGTAAAATTAATGATTCAATTAACATGCGAATTTTCGCTGCGTTGAAAGTGAGTGAACTTAGTGGTGTACCTTTGTTTCTGTTGAGTAATCCAGGAATTGGTAAGACCACCACAGTTAAGCTTTTTGCAAAAGTTCGCGGGTATGAGGTAGTTGCATTGCACGGTAACAGAATGAGCTCTGAGGCTATTCTTGGTTATGATTGTGCTCCATCAGACTTAGAGAAGTTTGATTCAGCTAGACACCTCAAGCCTGCATGGTTTAAGAGAATCTTAGAAAATGGAAGAAATGGAAAGAAGAGTCTACTTTTCTTGGATGAGTTAACAACTTGTCATGAGTACGTACAGTCTGCTTTGTTGAGTCTTGTATTCGACAGGGAGATTGATTCAGAGAGATTACCAGAGGATACTTTGGTAGTAGCGGCAGGTAATTATGCAAATAACTTGAGTAATACTGCTACAATTCTTCCACCTATGTTGAACAGATTTATGCTATATAATCTCAAGGTGGGTGTTAATGATCTCGACGTATTCTTCAACAAGTTCGAGGGTTCTGCATCAGGTCAGAGGATTGATTATTTTGATGTCCTCTATAAGCAGATGCAGGAAATTGATTCACAGGAGAAGAAGTTTAGTCCAGAGAAGCTTGCTATGATTGGTGAGCATTTCGAGAAGAGTATCAAGTTTGTAACAAAGTCATTGATGTCAGGTGGTGAAAGTCCAGTTGATCTTGGTGTGACGGAGCTGCAGACAATCTACTCTGATATTGATGGTGATAATGACCTTCCAAACTTCATATCACCTAGATCTGCTTGTTACGCTAGAGATATTACCATTGCTACTTACATTGCGTTTGGTAGTGCTGGTATTAATTCAGACAACTATAAGAGCATGATGTATGGTCTTATTGGTATGGGTCTCAAGCGTAGTGGTAATGGTGAGGTAATCAAGACTAATATTGTTGATGATTACGTTAGGGCCATGATCGATGTTGTTAATGATGTCGAGAAGATGAACAACGATAAGATCCCTGAGTATGAGAAATTCTACAGAGATATTATCAATAGTGCAGTAGACGGAAAATTGGATATCGCTGCTATGAATGCAAGTTCAAACAAGATCAGGGAAATGATTGATGACCCAGATGTTAAGGGTATTGATCGTCCTATGGATCCAGGTATTGTTCAGCAGTTCTGTGAAATCTTCAGAACATCAGGTAAGAAGCTTGTTAGTGGTTATAAGATTGACCCTAGTGGTGAAAATGTAGCTAATGTAGTTGTGGAGAAATTCGCAGGTGATATTAACTACTGGAACAATCTTGCAACTCTTATGGTGTCATTGAAGGCGCTTGTAAGTAATACCAAGTTCTCATACGATTCCAGCATTAAGACTGATATTAAGAATACACAGTCTGAGTTGAGGAAGATCAGTTTCAAGCTTAAGACAGTTAGAAAGTCTTACCTGAACAATGATGATAAGGCACTAGCTGAAATCGTCCCAGAGGTTAAGAGCTGTGTTGATGAGTAGTTAAGTTAAGATAGGACTTTGGGTTGGTACTATGATTATCACTCAAAGTCTTATTAGTTCCAAATTATAACTAACAATAAATCAGCAATGAAAACAAGACAAGAACTCGAATTTATAGAGAACCTTGTAAAGAGGGCCTATAATAATCGGAACTGGGGAAACATACTTAAGGAGAAACTTGATAAGCCTTATAATCCTCAGAATCCAGAACTAGGTTATTCATACAGGCATCAGTCATTTGATGGTGAAGGTAAAAAAGAGTTCACTACCTATAATGTTGTTTGTGCACGTACTGGAGTTAATGATATTGACTATCGTGTAAAGCTTCATGAATACGGACACATCTATCTAGCACATCTTGACGGTATCTATGAGGAAATGGATACTAGAATTTGTAATGTGCTTAGAGATTACAGGGGTGAATTGATTGAAACAGTTAATAAAGGCTGTGGTATCAATTTTGGTGATAAACTGATTGAGAGAGTTATTGATGATCCAGTACTTAATCACAGTCTTCACAATATTGCAATGGACATGGAGGTAAATACTAAGGTCCTAAGCAAAGATGATGTGGAGGTTATGGAGAGTGAGTTATCAAAAATCCTCCCCGATACTCTTAGTGATAAACTTAAGGAACTTCTCAAGACAACTACAGATGAGGAAGTCAAGAAGAAGATAGAAGATCGTCTCAAGAAGATGGGAAATGAGGCTAAGATTAAGTTTATCCTGCCAGAGAGATATCACATGTCAGACGGTACACCTTTCCCAGATAATGCCGACTATCTTGAGTATCTTATTCTGATCGTTAAGAATCTTGATCAGTTTATTAAGATGATGATCAGTATTAGTAGAGGTGGTAATGGTGATACTAGTGATGTTACTTCTGAGGATGTCCAGGATGCGCTTGGTGATGAAAATAGTGCGATGAATAACTTGGATGACCTTATGGAGCAGATGGGTATGTCTGACGGTAAAGGTAAGAATAAAGATCAAGGACAGGACGGCCAAGGTTCAAGTAATGGTCAAGAAGGTGGCGAAGGTAACGATGCTAGCAATTCTGGTGGCTTCAAGGGTGACTCTGAGAAAACCGACAGTAGTAATCAGGGAACCAGAGATACTGACTTTTCTGAACTAGATGGTGGTACTCATCATGATCACTGTACAGACTCTAGAGATGACGCTGACAGAAAAAGAGAGGTTGGCGAAATTAAGGCTGGCGGTGGAACTGGCTGTAGTGGTAGTGGAACATCTAGTGCAAAACGAAAGGTGAGCAATGCAGATCCAGTCGACGAAGCAATAGATCAAGTACTCAGGAACTATAAGAATAAGGTAGTTAAGAAGGAGATTAAGAAAGATATGATGTGGAATTATAACAAAGGCATCAATCGAACTGTTATCGCCCCAGCTATATTACCTAGAGTTACAATTAAGGATGAACCGAAAATTGTATACTTGATCGATGTTAGTGGTTCTATGGATACTGAACTGGTTGATAGAGTCTTGAATACTATTGCAAGAAAGATGAAGTCAATTGGTAGAGGTCTTCACTATGACATTATCAGTTGGAGTACAGAGCTAGAAGATCATTTTAGAGACATTGACCCAAGAAAAGGTATTCCACATATCTCAATGGGTGGTGGTACTAGAATGGCAAAAGGTATCAAGTACTTCAGAGATCACTACAAGGACGACTCTATCTTAGTTGTTATATCAGACTTTGAGGATTACTTAGAGGAATGGCAACAAGTAGAGAGGACAATGAATAAGTATGCACTCTACGGTTTCAATTATGGCCGTAGTAATTATAATGTAGATTTTAAGAACCTGATCGTTAAGAACTTCAATGTGAGTTATAAGGGTCCAAGGTATTAAAGTATGATAAGTAGACAAAAGATTCATAGATTAGTTGAGTCAGTATATAATTACATATTCAAAGTATTTAATGTAGTTGAAAGTACTGACAATCCTAATAATTCGGTAGGTGTATTTGTTAGCTTAGGTATTACAACACAACTAGAGACTATCAGAAGCATTAAGGATATTTTTGATAACATGAAAGAATATAGTGCTAAGGTAGTTGAGATAGTTAGTGAGAAAGTTGGAAATACCTATGTTAACACTGTGCACGAAGATGTTAATCCAGGGCAGTATAGATTAAAAGAGCTGCCTGAGGATTTAATGAATAGAGAAGAAGCAGTAAGTGAATTAGAGAGGATGCAAGAAAAAATAAATCCTCAAAATGACTTAGATTCATTAGTTAAGTGTGGAGTCAAGGTACAGAAATTGAAAGACTTGATAGGAAAGCTTGATGAATCTAATAAATGGGATTCTCACTTGATTCAGAGACTAGGTGAATGTGATTATAGAATTTTTCACCTAGATCTTAATTATGAAAGACGTGGGGACCTTGAATATAGAGTAGGTATTTTGATAAGTGAAAAAGAAAAACGAGAGGATTAGTCTTCTCGTGGTACTAGTATTGATTGGATTTGGTATTGGTATGTATGTTGGAAAATGTATATATCAGCCAGGTCCAATTAATCTTGCTCCCCAGAAAGTACCCGAGAAACTAGTAAGACAGGAAAATAAGAGAATAGGGGAACTTAAGACACAGGAAAAACAGGTAGGAGACACAGTAACAGTAATAAAAGAGAGAATTAGCACTGTCTGGAGAGAAAGGGTAGAGGAGTTAAATAAGATTGATAGCCTCCCACTCGATAGCAATATTAACTACCTCAGGAAAAAAATAAAAGAATATGAAGAGTAAGGTAATCATGCTTTTCTTTTTGTTACTACCTATTATTGGACATGCACAAGAGAAAGTAGTAATTAATAATGACACATTGATCACAATAACACCTGGAAATCTGAGAACCATAAATAAAATGATAATGGACTTAGATTATCATAAGCAGGCAGTGAGGGACTATAAGGAATTAGTTAAGAAAGATAGTGTGTTGTTAGGTATTAAAGACTCACTAATTGTCCAGTATAACCTAAGAGAAGCAAAGAAAGAGAAATACTACATAGACCAAACCACTAAACTAACCGCTGATAATAAGAGGCTGAAGAAAGAGGGTAGAAGAAGAACTACTTGGATGTCAGCAGTATGTTTATTAGTAGGTGCAGTGCTTGGTCTATTAGTTAAGTAAGAAATATTGATAAGATAGTCAGTATTTCTTTTTATTTTTGAAGTTATGATAGAAATAGTAATAAATCATGATCCAACCAGGCATGAGTATAAAATCTATGAGCCAACTACTGATACATTAATGGCATCAAGTAATCTAACTGAGGCCTTGTGTATGTTAAATAAATTCATTGAGAGTAGTGGCCTGTCTAATGTTGGTAATATCTTAGATTGTCCTGATATATCTTACCACATAGATTCAGCAACAATGAAGGCTATGATAGAGAGTAATATATCGCTCCTAAATAGACTTCGTACTGCACCTAGTGGATTTGCGGCGTCTAGTCAAAAATTCGGAGGCACTACACAATTCCAACAGAAGATGACACAACAGAAAGCAATGCAGGGCGGAAGTAGTCAGAGGAAAAAGAATACAATGTCCTCTGGTTTTTCTAGCGCGGATGGATTTAGAAAAAGTTACAAAAAATTTAAGAACAATTAGAGATATATGAAATCGGAACTAAAAATAAACACCTCCTTTGTTTCTCCTGCGACACTTGAGAGATTTAGGAGTAATAATATCTTGCCAATCTTTATAGTAAGAAATATCGAAAATTCAGAATTGATTGGACAGTATAGTGGTTCACCTGTACACTTGAAGGAATTATCTCCAAGTAATGAACTATTTAGGAAGAAAAGGGATAAGGCATTAAGTATTGACGAGTTTAAGAAGTTATATGCAATTGAAATAACAGAGAGGGTTGATCTTAAGAGAGTAATTGATAAGCTTGAGTCACTAGTTGAATTATCAGGTGCTAGATCTATTGTATTACTCGGTTATGGAAGTGATTATGATAGTTGCCATAGATCAGTCCTCGCTAAGATTTTAAATGGGAGTGGCTTACTTGAAAAACCGGTTAAAGAGCTAGTAGTATGATAAGTAGTACAGATTTTCAGGAGGCGGTTATTAAGTACCTGGAAAAATATGACATCTACCCTTTCTCTGTTACCTATACAAGCGATTATAATAGGTCTAGTGATGGATGTATACTTGGCATTACTACTTTTATTGTGGATGACATTGATACGATCCTAGAACTCCTTGACTATAAGAGCTTGTGTGATAAGAGTGGGTTTACGGTATTCAGAGATAATTGTACAGTTATCTTACAAGGAATGCCACTTGTTCACTTATACAGCATGATATGAGAAATTTGGAAATATTCAGAGGATACATGGAACTAATGTATTCTGATAAGTGTCCACCTATTAGAGAGAAGGATATAACTATTGATAATTTTATAATAGGTAGGTTCAATAGTTCAGGTTTTACAGTGCACTACTTATATAATGGTTCAAGTCTCTCTATTTCATCAAAGTGGTTAGGAATGTTTAAGCAGCTCTATTATTCTAACCACGCTGAAATTTTCTATAATGCTAGTAATGACACAACTACTAAGGACTTGGATAAATACTTAGATACTTTTATTTATCTCAACACAAACTTACAGACTTGGTTGGGACAATCTATCAGTAAGGTAAGTGGTCCTGAATTTCTCGACTGCTTATCTAGTATTTGTGAGATGAAGACAGGAAGATTTAGAAAGTTTATGAGAGAGGAATATGAGCTTGACTTAGAACCTTTCAAGTATTGTTCATTAAGTAAGAATTTTGATATATGATAATTAATATTTATACCGACGGATCACACCTAGACAAGCAGAATAATGGTAGACTGGGTTGTGGTGGTGTTATGGTGCAAGAAGATAGTGCAGGTAAGTATGGGACAATCCTAGATAAGTATAGTCAAGAATTAACCCCAGACTACATGCAGGCTGAGTATGGCAGTAAAAATTGTAGTAATCCAACAGCTGAAATGATTGGTGTACTTATGGCCCTCTCTAATTTTAATATCCCAAGTAATGCAAGTAAAGTAGTAGTGTTTGCAGATTATATTGGTGTTAGAGAGTGGTGTACAGGCAAGTGGAGAATCAAGGAGCCATACATCAAAAAAGTAAAAGGACAGATAGACGACGTAATAAAAAGAAAAGGTCTCACAGGGAAGATTAGTTTTGAATGGGTAAAAGCACACCAAAGAACTATTAACCGAGACTCATACTGGAATAATTACGTCGACCTACTCGCAAAGGAACAAACTAATTAGAAGAAATGATTGTATTAAGAACAAAGCAGTATTCATCATTCTGGCAGAAGCTTAAGGGTAACCCAGACTTGAAAAATACATTAAGGACCTGGGACCCAAACTATGTTAATCCTGAGGTAAAGAAAGAACCACTATTTAAACATTTCCCAAAACAGGTACTATCATGGCTGTCTTTCCTCTATGAGAATGTGAGAGATGAGAACGATAGCTATATGTATGGATTCTTAAATAGTGTTACTGTATTTTCTTATGAGAGTGTCTTAGATCAGCTCAGTGGTGGTCGTGCAGAGTATACATCAAAGAGGAATGATGGAGTTATTAAGCTGCTTAGGATTCCTTTCTCAGAGATTGCAGACTCTTTCTTAAACTACCACGTTGATAAGAATAGAGTAACATTGATTCCAGAGTCAAGTAGGTTTGACCTATCTGGTATGCTTGCTGATAAGATTTCAAAGGGACTATTTGGTGAACTTGATCAACTTCCATCTAGACGTGAAAGAGACCCTGAGAGATTAGTAGATACAGTCAAGAAAATGTTTATTAATAAAGTACCAAAGAAGTAGATCTATGAGAGGTTTTTGCAAAGATGATGAGAAGAGAATTCCTAAGTCTGGCAGGTCTGGATTAATTGAGTATAAGGATCTTCTTGGCGCTAGTGTTTATATTAAGTCACTAACAATGGGAAATGGCTGGATGTGGAATAAGGATGGAAGAAAAGAATATAAGGTAGAGGATATTTCTTTCAGGATTAGTACAGATGGAAAATGCATTACTGTATTGAAGCTTTCTGATTGTCCTGGAAAAACCTTCACCTTGAAAGATATTGAGTTTAAATTAGACTAAGATGGATGAATTAATATTAGGCAGTAGTACAGATAGGACGGTGAGAATAAACTATAGAAGTGATTTTCCACTAGCAATCAAGTTAAATAATTTCACTAATTTTCCTGATTGTGATTTTGAACTTCGTGCTACTGTTGATAATGAAGTTAAGTCATACTGTGTTGAGAAGAAGGATGGTGTCTGCAAGAATTGTAAGGTACAGGGTGATCAGTTAGTAATATTCTTCAACAATCACGGTCTCAGTACTGGTAGACTTAAGATTGAGATGATCCTGTATGTACCTGACCCTAACTATGCAGACGGGTTTAGACAGGAATACTACTCAACAATTACAAATATATTATTGGTTGAGGGAAATAGTGATACGATTGATAATACTGTCCCATCAACTCCAAATTCACCTGTTGCATCTGTTCAGCTTACAAACTTAGGTAATGCAGTGAGAGATGTACAGGCAAAGATAAAAGAACTACAGGCCGCTATAGGTAATGGTGGTGGTCTTAGTAGTGATAGTCTGGCTGGAAAACAAGATCGAATAGATGACCTTGATACAATCCGCAGTAATTCTAATCAGGTTGCGGGAAAATTAAGCAAGGAAGAAGCCGATCAATACTATCAGCCAAAGGGACACTACTTAACAGAACACCAAGATATCAGCGGCTTAGTAAGTAAGGAAGAGGCTGATAGATTATATAAGAAAGTTGGTGATGCTGAAGGAAGTGTAGGTACTAGTGTGGATCTTAGCGGCGTTAATGAAGAGTTAGGAAAGAAGCTGAGTAAGACAGAGGCAGCAGAATTATACCAACCAAAGGGAACATACCTGACGGAACATCAAGATATTAGTAGTCTCCTTAGTGAGTCTAGTGCAGATGAAAAGTACCAGACAAAAATTACTGACCTAGAAAGTATCAGAGAAAAGGCTGGACTAGTTGATGGAAAACTTGGTAAGGAAGAAGCAAGGGGACTCTATCAACCAAAGGGAGAGTACTTAACAAGCCATCAAGATATTAGTGGCCTTCTCGAAAAAACTAAGGCAGAAGAACTATATCAACCAAAGATTAGTGACCTTGATAGTATTCGTGAGAAAGCAGGACATGTAGAGGGCAAACTAAGTAAGACTGATGCTGAGGAAAAGTATCAACCAAAGGGAGAGTATTATACTAAGTCAGAGGTTGATGTAAAGATAGGTAATATCCCAACATCATCTTCTTCTCCAAGTGGTCAAGCTAGTGGAGAGTTTAATCCTAGGGGTATTTGGAATAAGACAAATACTACTAAGATTGAGGCGTATGTAGATAATAAGGGAAAGTTTACCAGGTCTGCAAACTTTAACTCTTACTTAATACCGGCTGAGGGAATTGATAAGATCACTATTACAGGGGCAGGTGCAACAGATACAGTTCCTTGTGTATTTTCTTGTTTTAATAAATTCTTAGACCCTCTTACCAGTACTGAAGCAATTTCGATATCTAGGGCAGAGACAGCTAAGACAACGCCAACTAACTATACTCTCACCAGTTCTGATATTCCGGCAGGTACAAAGATGGTAGTAGTAAGTTCTAGAATTGTTGATAGCTTTACAGGATTCGATTTTAGTATTGAGTATGATAAGTTAAATACTACTTCTAGATATGCACAAAGCTTATCTGATTGTGATTATATGGCACCATCTTCTGCGGTACTAGCAAAGGATCTATTATTCATTAACATAACAGATCGCTTAGTACAGGGTAATGTAATTATTACTGCAGCAGGTTGGAGTGTAAATCAAGCTAACCCTAAGAGATGTTACTGTATGATTGAGCTTAATAGTGGCATTACAGTTCATATACCATCAGGACTTAGATCATATATTGGCATACAAGACAAGAGTGGTGTTTATAGCTTCGTACCTTGGACAACTGGTAAGTACACAACTACTAAGGATGGTAAGTATTGTTTCTTGCTTAGTAAGATTGATAATACAGACCTATGGATAACTGACTTAGGTAATTATCCACCTTTTAAGTTAGAGGTTGTTGGTAAATCTACACTAGAGGTTATTATGAATTCACTCAAGCTCAATGGTATTGATGTCTTGAGTAATAAAGTTAACACTGAAAGTACCGGAAAGGATTATTCTAAGTACGATACAATCATCAAGGGTGTTAATCATAGAGGTTGGACAGGCTTAGGCGCAGCGCAAGATACACTAGACGCATATAAGGACTCATTTGCGATGGGTTTCAGGTATGTTGAGGTAGATGTGCATAAGACCAGTGATGACAAGTTTATAATTGGACATAATGACGAACTTCCAGATAGACTAGTTAATCCTGCAACTGGCGCTAAGGGTAGTACAGTTAAGATAGCAGAGCATACACTAGAGGAACTCAAAGCATTTAAAGATTCTAAGGGTGGTACTGTGACTGAGTTGTCTGAATTCTGTAAGCTGTGTAAGACTTATGGACTTCACCCTTATATTGAAACGAAGAAGGCGTTTGATGAGCAGACCATGTATAAGATCCTAGATATTATTACTAGGAGTGGTCTTAATTATAACTTCACTATTATATCTTTTATTGAATGGACACTGGAATCATCTATTAAGTATGATGATAAGATTAGAGTTGGTTTAATCTATGATAAGGTTCAGGATAATACAATAGATGATGTAGTGATGAGGATTAATAAGATAAAGTCTAAGAGTACAAATAGGATCAATGTTTTCCTGGATGCAAATGGTCAATATTTCAAAACACCAAGTGAAGCAGTTATGACAAAACTACTTGCTAATAAACTACCGCTAGAGGTTTGGACTATGGATACTGAGGCTGATGTACTTGCGCTAGACTCTTATGTATCTGGTGTAACCTCTAATACAGTACATGCAGGAAAAGTATTACATGATAAACGATAATTAACAATAATGTCATATTTTACAGTTCCCGAGCTCTGTAGTTCAAATACTGCGGCTCGGTTGAAATTAAGCAATACACCACCACCAGCAATCAAGAAAAACCTAGAAGAGACAATTAAATTTCTAGACTTGATTCGCGTTGAGTGGGGTAAGTATTGTGAAAAACATGGCCTGGCTAATCCATCAATCAAAGTGTCAAGCGGTTATAGGAGTCCAGCAGTTAATAAAGCTGTTGGTGGCGCTCCTACATCGGCTCATCAATTTGGTTATGCAGCGGATTTACAACCAGCTAATGGTAAGCAGACAGAATTTGAGAAGTTCTTTGTGACAGTTTTTTCTAAGCTGGGTCATAAGTACGATCAGATCATAATTGAAAAGAGTAAGACATCAAGGTGGGTACATGTTGGTTATAAGAAGGCCGATGGTACACAGAGAATGATGTGTTTTAACCTAAAAGTATCATAACATAAATGGAAGTAGTAACACTAGGAATCAACAGACAGAATTCAGAAACCAGGGGGGGGAGAGCTTAGTAAGAATTAATAAGAAGAGTGATTTCCCTCTGGCAGTTAGATTATTGAGGGGTGGTCAGGTAGTACCATTTCCAGACTGTGACTTTACTATGGAAGCACACATAGAAGGCAGCACTGATATTTATAGGGCTGAAAGAAAAGGTGGTATCTGTAAGCATTGTAAGCAGGATGGTGATAGACTGATTATATTCTTTGACAATCATAACTTCACAGAGGGAAGACTCTTAATGGAACTTACTATTGAATACCCAGATCCAGACTATTCGGAGGATGGTATTAGACAGGAGCATTTCATAGAGACTGCACCAATTCAAATCGTAGCGGATAATGGTGATGCACTTGATCTCCGCTTACCAGAACCAAAAGTAGTAGAGCGAGTAGTTGAGAAGATAGTAGAAAAGCCAGTTGAGAGGGTCGTAGAGAAGGTAGTTGAGAAGGTAATAAATAATAGCACTTATACAGACCTACAAAAGAAAGCAGCAGAGTGGGTGAGTAGAATAGAAAAGGAATCTATCGATATTACAGGTGAGGAGCAAAGAGTTAAAAAAGTATTAGACATTTTCTTTAAACAGGTTGGGTATGCTGGCTTATCTTGTGTATCGCCTATCTCTTCTACAGGAGATAAATTTTTGTTTAGTGATGTTAGTAGTTCTGATAAAGATTTTGAAGATAGGTTAGAATTTTCTAAGTTTTTACTAGAGGGAATGGGCGGGTATAATACTGCGTATCTCTTTAGTAACTTAAACGCACCAGAATTTGATCTAACTGTTACACTCCCTGATAATACTAAGAATTCTTATGTAGGGTTATTTAGTCCATCTACGTTAAATACTATTACGATAAATGCGGAAGGTGAAGACCTTATATGTCCTTCATTAAATAAAGATGACCTAATAGATTATTACAAAGGTTTATCTATCTTTATTAACTGTACGGCAAAGAAAGTGGTGATCAATATAGATCCTAATTCAAATAATAAAAAAGGCTATTATCTCTTATCTAGTATTATTCAAAGTAACGTAGAATGCTTTGATATTAATGGTGGAGGTAATACATACGATTCGAAATATAGAATTGATAATATCATTAAAAATTTCCTCCCCGATGTAAGAGATAATGAGCACCAGCCTAGCCTTATCTTTAGAGATTATACTGGCGAAGCAACTGAGGAACTAAAGCAGAAGGTACTGGATAAGGGTTACTTGTCTGTTGAATTCTATAAGGGTGATACTAAGGTTTTATAATAAAAAATAATTAGATTATGAGTAGGGTAGTTAGGAGTGTAAAGGGTATGAGTATTAAGAGAGGTGGTTCTCGTAATACTACCCCTATGACTTACAAGATTGACAGGCCTAGAGTTGATCAGATTAAGGAGCTAACAAAAGGTATTAAGTCTGGGATGGGTCTTGATAAGTGCTCCTTAGATGTTATGAAGTTAAGTTAAGGATATGGAATTATTAGAAGGAACAGGTATTGACAAGTTTAATGTAGGTCAGGGTCTTTCATCAGCAATCATGAATCAACTAAATGATGCAATTAATATGAATGCTCGCGCCCTAAATACCCTACTTAAATCTGACATTAACCTGAACGCTGAAGTAGGTGATTATAAGAAGACATTTACATTCAGTGAGGCAATAAATCAAGTACCAGTCTCTAGAAGAATATCAGGTATTAAGTTAAGATATATTGATACCCTTACTAAGACTTGGGTAGAATATGTTTTCACAGGTACCGATTCTAGTGAGTGGGAAGATGAAGGTTGTTGGAATTACAGCCTTAGTAGTATAATTAGTGGAGGAGAGTTTTAATGATCTGGAAAAGCGAAGAAGGTTTTAAGGACTATAGCATCTCTTTATCAAGTCTTAAGAAGTCGTTGGGTATTGAGAAGGTAGACTATGAGGTTAGGCCAGAACTTGCTCCTTACCTAGTTTATATTATCAAGCACCTGAATAACTTACTAATTGATGCAGGTGAGAGTGCTGGTATTGTTGATAAGTTAAGGGTGATTTTTGATGAGCATGAGAGAGGTGCTGATATGATAGTAGGCCTTAAGGGAATGAAGCTGGCTAAGGAGATAGGTATTGAGACGGATAATACATGGGGATCGGTTAATGATTTCTTTGTACCATACGAAGAGGATAGGTTTGTTTTCTGTTGGTCTAATGTAATGTCTAGTCTTATCACTCGTCTTAGATTACAGTATGCAAGTCTCTTAGTGGAACCTATTACTCAAGGTTGTGGTTGTTGTTGTGGTAAGGGTGAAACACAGAAAGATTGGGAAAAATATACTAGTGGTGTTTGGCCTGAGGAAGAAGATTACAGCAACTATGATTATGGAACAACTAGTACAATGGGTCTCGGAAAGGATGGCTCGGAGTGTACTTGTTGTTATAGGAGATAATTAATTTTGAAGTGGAATGAAAAATATAAAAAAATTCAGAAACCTAGAAGAATTTAGGGAGTATAGAGCTACAGATGGTTGGGGTTATCCTGCTATCAACTATGTAGGTACTGATGATGGTGGTAAACAGGTCTTCTACAATAACGAGTTTATCATGAGGTGGTATGACGAAGATACACTCAAGGTACCAGTATTTGCAGGGGATATTAAGTATGATGATTTTAAGACTTGGGTAGAGAATAGTAGTTGGCCTTGTGAGATTAAGAAGGATGGCACTAATTTTAACTACCTGAGGAGAGAAGAAACACTTGATGGAAAAGTAAAGCTAGTAGACAGGAATAGACTTGATAACGGAACGACTAGTCATTATAGTAGCCCAGACAAAGACGATTATTTACAGATGACAGAAATACCTAACATCAACATTGGTCTTTTCTCAGGGGTGGACAATATTAAAGGTTCATATAAGGAGGTTAGATTTAATTTTGATAAGGGCTGTCCAGTGGGTTTTAGAAAGTGGTTTGGTAAGTCTAAGTTCAATAAAGAGCGTGACTGTTATACTAAATTACTTGGTAGGTATGATGCAGTTAATACAGAGGCCGGTTTAGTTTGCTCAGTGGGAAATCAGATAGTGTATTCAAAGAAGTGGGTACCTAAGAAATTTAAGGAAGCTGGACAGAAAACTAATAAGGACTTACTTGGTATTACATACTGGGAGCAACTCGTTCTTAGTTTTATCTTGACTGCCTACTATAAGACATTCAATCATAACAGTATTTTCCCGACCACCTGTAATATTCAAAACAAGGTAACAGGTGAGTCTGATGCTGAAGAGTCTGGCTTGTCAATTGCATATACTACTTACATGAAAGGTGATGTAAACGAGGGCAAGATTAGTAGTTTTAGGTTTATGCATCTTGAAAATCCATTCTTTTTCAATAAGAGAGGTGGTATTTTCACATTTGGATACTTAGTTAGCAAGACAGACGAAGGTGACAAGATATCTATTAAATTTGATGAGGTACTTGCAAATGATGAATACTTAAAGACAGAGGGTTCAGATGTAGTACTAGATGCAACCAAGAGAGAATGGGGAAAAACACCTGGCACTAGATTTATTGGGGAGGTAGACTTATATGGTAACTCTATGAAATCTAGTATCCCTGCCTCATCTACCACTGGATTTTGCGCGTCGATAATCAATACGCATGGTCCAAATAAGTTAGAATCTGAAAAAGGTCTGATCGTTGGTGGTGTTGGTATGTCGGAGAGTCAGGTAAGTGCATTATCTAAGGAAGTATCGTATAATGAAACCGACGCAGATTCCAGTGTTGAGCTCAGGTTTAGATTGACGATGTAAAAAAAAAATAAGAGAGAATTGGTTAGGTATTTATTTCCTTTCCTTTTCTCTCTTTCTTGTTTATCCTAGTTAACCCAGTCCTTAATTCTCTCAGTACATAAGGTAATCAGTTCTTCTCGCCTACTATTACAAGGCGGTATGCTACCAACTGTACTTACTTTCCTATCAACTGACCAACTGTTCTCATTGCAGATCATATTAAAAGCGGTTTCATCTACATCTAACAGATCTTTATAAGTCTTTACATTTTGTACAGTACCCTCTTTATCTCTGAGAATAATATGATCTCTACCCCTATCTAAACAAAGAATGGTATTGTCTAACATTTCCTGGTATTTCTTATAGTACTCAAGTGTATATCTTCTTAAGTCCTCTAAGTCACCAGCTGTTTTATTTTTTCCTAGCCAGTCTATAAATTCTAGGTATGTAGCCTTAGAAGTACTTTTAATAATAGGGCCTTCTTCAGTATTATAACGAACCCCAATAGAAATATAACCGAGTGCAGCAATCCTTGAAATAGGTTTATCCATTTGCTCATCTAGGTACTTCCCAAACTCGCTTCCTAAGACTTGTCTTGGGTAGTAGGCGCAAATATCTAAAGTCTTGCAGAGATGTGGTGCTTTTTTAAATAGTTCACCAATGGCAGGACAAGTATCTATTATATACTCATTCCATAGCTTTTTGATTTCACTACCTATCTTTCCCAGACAGCCCTTACGTACGTCTTCATGAAACTTATCAGAACCTTCTTTGAAAAGAACCTCGTAGTAGTTGCCTAAGGTATATAGGTCTGGTTGACTAATAGATGCACTTAGTAGTTCTGCATCTTTTTCATCTTTACTTAGTAGAGACTCTAACTCACTCACGCTACTAGATGGTTTCAGGTTCTTAGACGTCAACTCTAGTGTAGTATTGCTGGTTAAGAGGTCGAATATCTTTTCTAGTTTCCTATTAATCTTCTTAAGTGATTCTACATAGTTTCCTGCTCTCTCACACAGCCCTTCATAGAATTCTGGGTAGCTTGCTTTGATTTTGTCAGCGTCTATTGCATAAGGTCTGAACATAAAAGGTAAGTCTTCTTCTATTTTTATTCCACCATTTTTGAAGTCTACCCCACTGAATACTTGAGCTTGGTAGTCTAGAATCTTATCTCTCCTACCGTTTTCAAGAGTCGTGGTTAGATTTGGGCGAGATTTTTTAGAAACCCCCAATAAGAAGTCAAAATCTATGTAGCATTCCTGGGTTTTTGCTAGACCTATCAAGTCCATATTCGAGCTAACTTCATCCCAAGCTAGTCTCTGTTCTTTTGTTAGGTGAGACTCTACTGCATCTTCAATATACAGTTTCAAATCATCTCTACATTTTTTGTAATCTTCATACTCACTTGAATTCAATAACCATGAATTTGTAATTTCTAATCTGTCTTTCTTACTAATCATACTCATAAAATAATTGGTTATTACTTATCTATAAGGAATCTAGGACAAAAAAAAGAAGAGACCAGAAATTAATCTAGTCTCTAATTCTCTTAAAGTATATTCTTAAGTTTTTCTATCATACTGTCTAAGTCATAACCTCTTTCAATACTAACTGATTTTCTCCAGGTCTTAAGATAACTCATAATACCTTTAGATCTACAGAAACTTATGAAAAGCTCTGGATCAAAATCAAATAAGTCTTCAACCGTTAACAGGTCTTTTCTATTCTTGAAATCTATTGTATATGTATATTTCTCACTACTGACAATAAACAAATCACTGAGTTTATCATTTACTCGTCTGTAGCTTATCTTAAATATTTCGTTTTGTAGTGTACGAATCCTAGTAATTATTGGCCTTACCTCTGGAATCTTATCTATATTTGAGGTTACCCAATTATTTAGCGACATAAAACTAGATAGACTTACAAACTCACTAATAATCACGGGCGGTTTTTTTGACATCTTACTAAAATCTATCGTAATATTTATAGGTACTACTGCTTTACTGTACTTTTCACTTTTTTCCTCTGTGTAGATTGAATCAAGCTTATTACTATTAATGAACCCAATAATAGAAATACCATCCAGTGTTTCACAGATACCAGGGTGTTTCTGATAAATTTCATAGAGTGCAGGGTTATTATGTATTATGTACAGCTCTATTAGTTTTTTCATCTCTACCGCAAGCTTGTCATGACTTTCTGTAGCATCCCACTCTGATAGATTATGATACCTTTCCTTTATATAATTGCAAATGATATATCTATCACGCACTGATAACTTCCTCCTCAGTATATCTTCTCTAATGTATTCCTTTTTTAACATAGCTTATAGAGTTTTGGTAGTTCTTTTTTAAGTTTTGTCTTTGTCAGATTTTTATCACTAAGTACTTGACCTAACATATCTATCTTACTATTTAAACTTTTACACACACTAACATACCGAATAAGTAAGTTTTTTAAAGTATCATACGCTTCTTTGTTTGTACTCGCCAAGCTTTCAAAACTATCAATAGAATAACTATCAAAAAGTCTAGGTAATTGATCTTTGAAAACTATTGTAAGGTCTCGAATTTCCGGGACAACACTCGTATCAAAAGTGCTGACATACCTACCGTTATATTCTTTAAATCTAGGAAGGATACTATAAAATGTAATACCAAAGTTAGGAAGATATTTCCCTATAAAAACATCAAAGAATGATCGTCTTATATCATCCTGTTTTAGTATACAGGATGGGTTTACATTTTTCGCCTCCTCAATTAGATTTAACATACTTTCTCCCAGCGAACTCTCTACATAGTACTTGACAGTATCTACTATTTCTTTTTTCAACTTAATAATCTCTAAGTAGTCCTTGGACGTAGAAATCCAAGAACTAGTTATTTTTAATCTTACATTATTTTCCATCTTACTTATAAGGTATTGACCTGCGCTTAGATCCCCATAGTTCTCTTATAAGTGTATAATTAAATTATCAATTATGAATATTAGCAAAATTTTAGATCAAGAGAATGTAGAGAAGAACCACCAACTCTATGCAGCTGGACTTCTCGATGTAGTTAATTTCCTAGAAGCAGATCTTTGGGGTCAGCTAGAAGAGGAGAACAGACTTAGAGGTATTGTTAAGACGTACCAGAAAAAAATTAATACTGCATTTAGTAAGATTAATAGCAATACAACAGAGTCTGACATCCTTCTGTTTGGTAAGATCCTCTACTTGCATAAGGGATTACTGAGAAAAGAGTTCAACAGATTAACTACTAAGAGGTTATCTCCAGCTGATGCATCTATTACTATCATAAGACGCTTACTTAGTATTATACTTGAGGTTGAAGATATTGAAGGTAAGGCTGAAGTAGAGAGTGTTAAAGAGGTAATAGATAATCTTTGGGAGTATATTAAGAACAGATCAAAGAATGATTCCTTGTTTAACTTAGCGGATGTTGTAAAAACTAATCTCAATAAGGGAAGTCTTGGAAAATATGCGCTCGATGAATTTACCCTCAAAGAGCCAGAGTACACAAAAGATCCTATTCAAGATGATGGGGTCCGATTAAATGAAAGTAGTGATGCAGCTAACAAACTACTTGAAATAGAAATGTAATAGGAATGGACAGAAAAACAGTAAATACACTGATTGTTGATGATAATGACTTTGAGTGTAAGAAAGATCGCAGTAAGGTAACATTAGATGATATTAAGATGTCTAATATTGGTTTTATTGCGAGTGACCTAGAAAAGTATCCAGTAATTATCTATAAAGGTAGGCTTGGTAAGAAAGCGCTAAAATTGGATATCTAGGGAATGAAAAAAAGTCTAAGGCCGGAGAATTAAATCTCTAACCTTAGGCTTTAATTTTTTTTTGTTCTAACCAAGTACATAGTTTAGAACAGTTTTTTCTCTACCTAATTTCTCGTCATACTCTCTATCTAAGCATACGAGGTTGTCATAGTTGTAAGGGTAGAACATTAGATATTCATACTTAAATGAACCTCTATTTCTACTAGACGTTACTTCTACTCCATCCTGCTCATCGAGAATATCAAGTAGTATGTTTTTTGCAATATCGACCGTAATACCACACTGCTCATTTTCTTTGAACATTGGGTATGATAGTCTACATGCTAAGAGTGAATCTTGTACGACTATATTTCTAATGTCACTACAAGAACTTTCTAAGATAGATTCCGAAAGTTTTATGTTTTTCATGAACATAGTTAAAACTTCATTCTTTGGTCTATCTCCATACTCCTCTAGTAAATTTTTATACTGATCAAGATATTTATCAACCTTAATCATTGCTGACCTTTCTTCCCACTCACCTTCATCTGTAAGTGCTTCAAAAGTAATCAACAAGTAGCCATCTAATTCGGCTTGTAGTTTGAGGTTTCCCCACATACTGAAATACTTATCTTTCACCTGTTCGTAAAAACCTTCAACTCTTTTTCCTAGTTCTTTATCGAAACGTCCAATGATAGTAGATAAGAAATCCCTAATATCTACGCTTCCATTTTTGAACTTAGGACCTCCATCTACATACGCTGATTCAGGTATTGTAAATAAGAAGTCAATATAATCAATGCCATCAACCCATGTCTGTCTAATGTGAACGACATTTTCAGAGCCGTTTGCATTGGAGGTATTGATACAGTCTTCGCCAAAGTCTGCATTTTCATATACAACCTCCGTATATAGATCTCTTACGAAGTCCTTGGATTCTGCTACGTTCCCTGTTTCGGTACTTGTTATCGTTCCATCAACTTCGTCAATCTTATAGCCTGCCTCTTCAAGTACTTTCGTGTTTTGTTTTTCACGTTCTTCTAGTACTTGTAATTTTTGTTTAGATCTCTTATAAATCCAAACACCTACTGCGGCAATGAGTAAAGTACCAATGCCTAATTTAATTACTTTGTTCTCCATTATAATATCGAACTTTAGGTTTTTATTATTAGACTTTTATTACCTCACTCCGTTGTTAAACTTTGTAAATCCACCACGACGATTACCAGGTCTATTATCCCTGCGATGATCATGGTGACCTCCTCCGTTGTTATTGTGTCTATCTCCCTGACGATCACTACCACCAGGTCTTACATTACCCCACTTATAAAGGGTTGTGACTGTGGCAACAATTCCACCAATTGCAAGACCCGCAAAAATAGCTGAACTTGCATAATTGTCACTGTATGACTCGAGGACTGTTCTTTTACCGCCCTCTCTCTTACCATTGTTATTACTACCAATGATTCTAGACATCAATTCTAATTTCTTAAACATAATTTGTTCTCCTTTGTTTTATTTGTTGTTACTGTTTCTTCTCAACTCCTTAAGCTCTCTCTTGCTCTTTCCGAGAGACTTATTTGTTAGGTCTGCACCAACTGCTGCAAGTGCACCTACTACTAACACTAGGAATCCTGCCTTTACTGCAAAAGATCCCATCTCGCCTAATGTGTCGCTTACTACTACACATCCTCTTCCGAACTTCTGCTTACGTTCGATTCTCTTTACTAATTTCTCACTCTTCATATAATTAATTTTAATTGTTAATAATTCATGTTTATTTTCTAATTATAAGGTTTTTAGGGGAATCTAGTTGAGGTGGATAAAAAAAGAGTGCGACAGTATTTCTGCCACACTCAATTCAATTAATAACTATCTGGAGAACTAATCCTTAATTTCAGATTTGGTTTCTTCTACAGTTTCTTTAATCTCTTCAGCTTTCTCTTGATACGCTGATTTAATCTCAGCATACTTTGACTTAACTGCTTCGCAAATTTCTTTGCGTTTGATTACTACAGCACTAACAGCTGCACCGAATATAGTTCCAAAAATGAATTTTCCCATGATTCTTCCTCCAATTTTTAGTTAAAATTGTTAGTATTATTGTACTTATTAGGACGGTTGTTATTCCAACCTCCCTTGTACTTGCCCTCCCATTTGTTATGGTTAGGTTTCTGCTCTTCTGACTGAGCAGCTGTAGTCTGAGTTTCCTCAGCTACTTCTACAGGAGCTTCCTCCAATACTGGAGTCTCCTTCTTAGCAAATGCATTCTTACATGCATTCAAACCATCGTTACCTAGGGCAACGATCTTCTCACGAGCCGTCTTAGACCCGATCAGTACACCAACAGCAGTACCAACTGCTGCAGCTACAATCTTACCACGATTTCTCTTAAAGAAACCTGGCTTTTTCTCTACTTGCTGAGCTACTGTCTCAGCTACGTTCTCTACTACTTTTTCAGCAGCATCTTTTAAATTCTTGTTCTCCATAACTTTATATTTATGAATCGTTAATAATTTGTTAAAATATCTCTTATAAATGTTTTATTATTTTCTCATATATAAGGTTTCTAGGACATTTTAGACGTCAAAATCTGTGGAGCCTATTTTTACATCAGGCGGGTGTATCTGGGGTGACTTAGAATCCTTATATGTGATTAGAATTTCCATTTATATTTAATATGATGTATTTTATTAGATTGAGACTTGGCCGTGAGGTTAGGTCTCAATTATTTTTTTTTCATCACCCCAAGTTTTTCCGCCTGTTCATATAAATAACCTATCAAGTGCGCCCCAGGTTCCCCACTAGTACTAATACCTCTAGTGGTTAGTATATTTTCAACTAAGTGATAAAATTCATGTACTAATACTCCACCTAAGTCTCTATCTTTTGCACTAATATTATCCAGTTCAAGGCAGATCAAGTACTTATTATCCACTACACAACCTCTACTAGTAAGGCCGCATGCATTCCCTAGTTGCTCCTTGAATCTCTCCTTTAGTTGATTATCTTCCGTATACTTCTCTGCTTCCTTGTATATTTCATCAAGTGTCCCTACCAAGATAATGACCCCTGTAAAATACACATCTATATCAATACAATACTTCTCCATAATAATAAAGAAAGAGAGCATACTATTTCTAATATACTCCCCCTTGTTTTTTAGATATTACTTTCTAACCACCTACAAGTCTCACTATCAATATCATGCGACGCCCAGCCACATAGTGAAATATCTACCACTAAGACTGCACATTTCCTGTCTGGATCAAACCCATCTACCATATTTCTAAGGTCTGACGGCGTATGTGAGTCTGTTGATACTACGTATGTGTTTCTATTGACTTGTCTTATTTTTCTTCCAAACTTCCTACCTAGTTTTTCAGTGACCTCCAAGTATCTCTGTGCAATATCCTTACTTGGTTTCAGCGAGAAGGTAATTAGAAAAGCTGCCATACTACTCCTCCTCGTGTGCTCCGTTTTCCATCAACCACTCTTCAATCAGCGTCTCAGTTACTTCATTCTGTTGACTAGCCTTCTGAATACTCTCCCAGATAGCTTCGAACTGCTTATCCGTGTATTCAATCTTAGACTTGTCACGATCTCTGAGAATCTGATCAACTATTTTCTGGATAGTCTCAGCATCTTCTGGATCTGCTGCAGCTTTTACTTGTACTGTGAGCTGTCGGATGTTATACTCCTTCTTAACATCTTCATCATCGCCCATTACAAACTCCTTAACAGCTGAGCCAGTCTTTTTGAGCACCTCCTTAGCACCGCCAACCAAGTCTTCTCTCGTTGACTTAGGATTCTTCACAGTTTCTACAAAGTCCTTAATACTCTCTTTAGGACTCTTAGACATTTCACGAGCATCTTTGACAGCTTCGGTTAGCTCTTCTTTTACTACATCTGCCATTATTGCAGCCTTCTTCAAAAACTTTCTGATCTTACTCATACTTTTTAGTTTATATTCACTAATAAGGGTTTTAGCGGTTCTCTTAGTTTCTTGTACCTCGCAGTAGTTGTCAGAATAAAACCTATTACCAAGTATCCTATCAAGGTTCAGGGCGATTAATTCTGCTAGCTTATCATGACCGAAACAGAATTCCTCAGGGTGTCTTAGTATGTACTTAAGATCAAATAGTACATACTTCTCTACTTCCCCCGATTCACCTCCTCTGGTAATGGTAGACAATTCATTTCTACTACTCATTATAAACCTAAGCATTTCATGTTCTAAGATTGTCATGTACCTCAGAGTGATGTTTCCATTGTTAGTATTAGGTCCATCATCTAGTCCGAAAAAATGTAGGTCCCCAGGATTTACAACAAGACCTGTCTCCTCTAGTAATTCCCTGACTGCACCTCCTCTAATATATTGGTCTGCAAAATCATAGTACCCACAAGGCATACAATACAGGCCTACATTATCAGGGCAACCAGGACCTCTCTTTTCAAACAAGAATAATAGGTTTTCAGTTGGATCATAGCCCTTATCATTCCAACAACACACTGAACATACTGTGGCAATGCTAGGAGAAAACCACCTAACTTTACCATCTTCCTTACACGTGAATGGTTTGTTTGTTTCCATAATTTTTTGTAATATACTCTAATTTTTCTCTGAATTCCACTGGACTTATTCCTGCCATTATTACTACGGCGGGAACATGTCTCTTACTCATGTCCTTCACAAATAACCAGGGAACAGCACCTAGGTTAATATCTTCTACTGACCAAGGACAATTACCTCCGCCGTAATCCTTTGGCAGCTTATAATCTAGTGGGTATGTGCTGAAATATCCCTCATCATCCTCACTACCAACAAATGCAAAAGGTACCTCTATTATATCTCCCTCAACATCCTCATACGGTCCCCCTGCATTACAATCATAGGGTACATCATTCCAGTCATCACCCCATTGTTCTAAGAGATCAAGTCTTGTAAAATATGCGGAGTGTGTTCTACTGGTTTGATCGTATTCTGGATTAGGTAGGTCTTTGTATACTACCTTAGGATTATACCACATTACACCATACTTCTCAACATAATCCTTATACTCCTGAGTCTTCATATATTCTCTAGTGTCATCAGTCATCCTATATACGGTGGGACTAATTTCATCTAGATAACAGAGCTTGTAATTATTCAGGCTCTCATCGATTTCATTTAATAATACTATCTTACTCATGGAAATACTTGTTTGAATGGTTTAATATTACCTCCCATTACATTTCGCTTACTGTTTTTATCCTCCAGCACTGCAAAACATATCTGACTAAACATATTCTCAAACTCAGATTCACTTAGGACTTCTCTGAATGATTCTGCTGTCTGTAGTGGATTATTACCATATGCACCACAACCAAAGGCACCAAGCACTAATTTTCTATGCCCCTCCAGTAATGCTATCCTAAGTATTGTCCTTATCTTACCTTTCAGCGTTGTCAAGTCCTTCTCCATCATTTCACCATTACTATTTAAGTCTGGTCTTTTAATGGCTGGTACTGTGATAATTGAGCAGGTGAAAGGGTCCGATAAGTAGCTGTAAGACGTAGCGGCTCTAAATACTGTTACGTTCCTGCTATATACCCCACCAAATTCAGATATAGGATATGCTTGCTTCACCAATTTATCACCGAACATACCTAGCCGCTTTTGATCACAGCTATATAAGGACCGAACTAAACTGCTCCTCCTACACAGCTCTTCTTCCTGTGCTTTAGATCCTCTCTCAACACCACCACCAGGACAATAGAAGGATGCCATATTAAGTACAGCACAATCAGGACCTAGTTTTTTAGCAGCGAGTAGTGTATCTGTGTTCTCTACCCAAATCTTAGTAGGGCCAGAGGGAGCATAGTTTTTATTTTTCACACTCAATGTTCTCTTATAGTATCTAGTAGTTGGTAAGGTTAATTCATGCCACTTACCGTCAGAATCTAGATATCCTTCATTACTAATTACATCACAAGTGTCTTTAAAAATCTCTACTAATTCACTTTTAGATTTTGTCATGTCTCTTTGATTAATTTATATTATTAAGGATTATAGGCTTATTCCTTCTACTACATTACTACCTTGTTTTAGCATACTTAGTTCATCATAGATTTTTCTCTTGAGTGTACCTGGTTTAGGGAGGGGATAGAAAACAGTACCTCTATTATCCCATAACCAATCATTTAGGTCACTCACAGGGGAACCAAATATTGTCTCAACTTCAGGCTCATAGTAGAACCATTCATCTAAGAACTCAACTTTATAATCGGCAAGTCTTAGGTGAAGTTTTAATTCCATCGCCCTATCTCCCTCACGCCAAGCAATAAATTCGCCCATTGGATTATGTAGGTTATATGCGGTTTCTCTTGTCTCCTTACTACCGTCCCCTGTATAACCTACCTTAACTGCTTTCCTTGAACTCTTGAAAGCACCTGTACCGAATAAATATAACATAATGAAAAAATAAAAATGCCAACATTACCTCGACACAAAACAAACGAGGTAGGCATTTGACCAACATCTTAAAATTACTCTTCTTACTCTTGATTAATTTATGTACCTATTATTTTCCGGTACCTTTTCTACATTTTCACAAATTCTATCACATTGCCTGGCCTATTGATGTAACAAGTGGTAATTCCTGTGTATGGATTGGTAGTGTACAGTTTAACATTGTACGGCTCACCTTTCTCATTGACCATACCATCATAAGAACGACCCATCCAGTCTGTACTTAAGTCACCAGGGACTGTTTGATATCCTGAGTAACCTGTCGATAAGCTAGGGTCGTTGATTAAGTTATATGAATTCTTATCAAATAACCTATTAACATTACTAGCTACTGACGAAAGTGACTGAATAATCTCCATAGTTCCACCGCAAACCATCTGACCAATTTTCAGACCATTCACTACGTTACGTCCAAATTCACTGTTCATTGCATTACCACCACATTGATTCTGAGGCTGCGCTTGAACTCCTGTGTTGTAGGATGGATTTGAACCCCTTGGAGGAACTGTTGAAAAACCACGCTCCTTGATTTGTTGTTCTGCTGGCATTTCATCAATACTCTGAGGTCCTTGGTTAGAATTACTCTTACCCAATTCCCTGATACCTGCAAATACAACTGCACCACTTACTGCTGCCACTAATACTTTAAGACCTAGAATGGCAATTTTAGAATAATTAAGATTCATCTAAGATTCTTTTAAATGTTTAACTAAAATTTTTCTTTTTCTCATAATAATTTTACTAATCTACCAGTCGGATAATTGATTCTCTAGCGCTATTTTTTCGATTCAAATATCTTCACATATAAGGAATAGAGACCTTTGTAATACGGAAGCCTTCAATCCCTTAACTATGATAAGGTTAAGGTTTGTCACCAATGAATATATTATGTCCGTGTAGGAAATAAGGGGGCATTAGTGTAGTTCAGGCTGTAAAACATGAAATCAACTTGAGTGCAGCCATAATTCCTACTATGCTGTTGTGCAAAACTTGAGAGTAGTGATATCCTGGCCTTATCATTTTTTTTCGTCCCCATGGAAATAAAAAAGAAGGAGAACTTAACTGTCTCCCTCTTTATTTTCTTTTTCTTCTTTACCACAGCACCAGTATTTTACTGTTGCTTTAATCTCTTTCCATACCACACTCAGAAATGTTACTGAGAGTGGCTTCTCTGTAATATTATTCATATCTTAAAATATTATTCGGTTAAATACTCTACTAATTCTCTCTTGACTTTGTGGAGCCCATGCATGATGAGCTTACCAACTATTATCGATCCAATTACTAGAACCATCATCGTTGTATAGATGATTGTCCAAAATAAGATCCAACTTTGATCTACTGTCATAATTGTATGTATTTGATTGTTAATATCTTTATTACACTAATAAGGGATTTAGGACATCATAGGGAGCAAAAAAGAGTAGCCCAATCTCACGACTAAGCTAACTCTCCCAATAAAATTATAATTATGACTTTTGTATACTCACTTATAAGGTTCCTAGGGCTTTTAATTACAGACCTAACTTATTAAGCACCATTTCTACGTTGTGCTTTATGAGTACCTTATCACTATCACTCCACTTATCTTTTTTCATTTGAAGCTCTAGTGTTTCTCTTGCATTCAGCTGTGCATCCATCTTGGTAAATCTGCTACATTCCCAGTCAATTACGGCAGCTGTCCAATCCACCTTGCACCAACCATGTAATTTACCATAGTCTAGGTGATGGTCTGCATGTGTTCTGTGAAATTCTTTGACAGTAGGATACTTACAGAATAATTTTAACCAGGGCTTTTCTATGTCATGGAGTAGGTATTTCCATCTCCAGACTTTATGATTTAGCGCAGTCATTTGGAAAGCAGACCAATGTGCAAACCAATACTTAAAACTACTCCTATCACTCCTACGAAAACCGAAATCCCTGGCAAGAAACTTTCTAATCTCTTCAACTACCTGCAAGCTGAATTTTTCGACATCATCCCCATCTTTAAATTCAATTAATACTGTCGGAAGGTATATTTCTGAGTTAACCTCGTGGTATCTCAACAGTTTTACACCCTCTTCTGGATGTTTAAAATCAAGAGTCAATGATGTATAACCTTTACTTTCTTCAAGGAAATCTAGACATATTACATACTCGTTTTTATTCTCCTTAAGCTCCTCTAACTTAGCACCATACGTAGATAGTTCATTGATCTTACCACATAGGTACTCTGGTGTTAATTTTTCTTCCATTTTTATCGTTTCAAATGTTACTACTTCTGCATCGGGTGATAGTTTGAAATACTTCTCGTCATCACAAAATAGCGGAGAATTATCACCAAACCTAGCGTTCATAAGGTCTTCAAATTCTGCAGACTCTTTAATAAATGGTTCACACTCGCTTATCTTATCCGTGGGTGAGTAGGATACAAGAAATATTCCTTTATCCTCGCTGTAATTAAATCTGATCGTTAACCACCTATAACGACCTACTAAGTACTTAAACCAATCTCTAAGTTCTTTTTCTATCTTACTTTTCATAATACGTGTATATTGAGGGACTGTATAAGTTAACATTATCATATCCCACATCCATTACTTCTTCTATATAATCTTTTACTAGTTCACAACTTCTGACTAATGATTTCTCACTAAGCTGATCTTCCCAAAGTTTATTAGTAGTTAGGCTCCCATTACTGTTAACTATTATTGACTTAACCTCTAATTTTCCATCAGGCTCATTAATAGTAATTGTAAGTTCCTCTGAATTTCCTTCTAACTTTACAATAAGGGTTTCACAAGGAACAGCACTAGTAAAATCGTAGACTTTGTATTTACTACCAACTAGTCTACTCATTAATCTTGTTTTTATTGTATAACTATCTAATAACATTTCATCACCTCTTATCATTGTTTTCACTAAAGCGGACTCTGTATTATTTACACAGGTAAGGGTTCTAGGGCCGTGAAACTAGAAAGCCTTAAAAACCTTAATAGTGTAATGAGAATTAAAATTTTATCTTATGTTAATATGTGTAATATGTTAAGAAAAATTTTAGTAGATTGCCTTTGTTCATCGGTGACAAGTAACGGTTCGAATCCGTTCAGAGGCACTATGAGCTATTCCACAGATAGTTCATTAATAATTAACGTTAATTTTATAAATCAATTAAGATGAACAAATTTTTAATCTACACAAGTAACTTGGATAGAAATCCAAGAAGCATGCGAGATGTTATTAAGTTTGCTCAGCAGACTCCAAAGTTCTACCTAGCAAATGTAGAGCTCAGTGATGTACTAGGAGATGTCCGAGAAGGTGATAATATTATCACTAAGAAAGGAAACTCTATCTATGTGATTAGAGCAATCTCCGAGTCAGTAGATGACTGGTCAGATGAGACTAGGGAGTATGTAGAAGAACTTTCACGCCAGTATGGACTTAAGAGGTGTAATATTACAAGTATTGCACAGGTGGTTAAGTTTGAGACCTGGTGTAAGCAAGGAAGAGCAATTATTAACAAAACAACAAAAGAAAAAACAATGGGAAGTATTAGCAATCTCAGCAAGTCAATGTTTGCAAAGTTCATGCCTGCAAAGGCAGAGGGTGTTCGCGTATCAATGGATGGTAACATCTGTGTTGAAACTAGCGAGGGTTATGTAACAATCGACGCCAATAACAAGTTGGCATCTTACCCAGAGGAGTTCACAGTTGACCTTCCAGTGTTCACAATTTGCAAGTCAATTGATCAGTTGGCAGTTGGTGATATCATCAAGTGTCCTAAGAGCTATGCTAAGATCACGAAGATCGAGGGTGAGAAGTTGACAGCGATCAGCTTTACCGGTACAGGTAAGGTTGTTCACACCATCAAGGATATCTTGTTCAACCAGACAACAGTTCGCGTTGTTGTATCAATGGTTGGAAACATTGGTGGTCAGATGAACCCAATGATGATGATGGCACTTATGGACAAGGAGTCTGGATCTGGTAAGGGTCTTGACACAACTGCCTTGCTTGCTATGATGTCTATGAACCAGAACGGTGGAAACCTTGGCATCAATCCAATGATGATGATGCTCATTGGTGGAGGCGATGATAAGTCATCACTCAAGGATCTTCTACTCATGTCTGCAATGACTGGTGGTAATGGATTCAATATGTTCCAGGGCTTCGGTGGTATGCAGCAGGGTCCAGCAAAACCAGCAGCAGAAGTAAAACCTGAAGGGGAAGGCGCTGCTGAGTAAGTAGGATTATTGAGATAGGTACTTTTCTGTGGGAAGTACCTATTTCTTTTTAGAATTAGGATAGTATGAGTAATGCAATTTTTAGATTCTTAGGTTATTATACTGATTACGAGTATAAGATTCAAGGAATGAAGGATTATAAGAAAGCTGGTAATACAGCTTGTTTTGCTGAGGCCCTTCAAAAAATGAGATCTAATTTTGAAACGTACGAAAGGTTTAGCGGGTCTTACAAAATCAAGATCTATAGAACACAGTATCAAATTAGTAAGAGTAAAAGCAATTTCTGCCTACTTAGTAAGAAAGAGATCAGAGATTATATAAATATTCTCAAGAAAGTAGTTAATTTCAAGTGGAGATTCTTGAAAGATAATAAAGACTATTTTACTGTCAAAGCGGATATTCCAGAGAGTTATAGAACAGCACATAAGGCAGTTCTATTTTGGATTAGAAACTTATACGAGTTCCCATTTAATGTACTTGTGAAAGATGCTGAGTTATTCAGAAAAGATCATAAGTATAGTTATATTGGTGCTCTCAATATACATAGACTTGTTTATATCTCTAATCATCTTAAAGAAGATTGTCATTCAATGTTTAAGCATGACTATAAAAATCTTGGATCATTGGATGAATACAAGAGAGCGTTTAACTATGAGGGGGATTACGGCTTGTCTGATGCAATTCGTGATATTGCAGATAGTATCAAAATAGATAATCTTGAGGATCGTACTTGTTCCGACTTAGATGAGCTTAGGACTCTTGAATTTTGGACTGAACCAGATCAAGACTGTCCACTAAGGAAAGATAGGTTTGAAGTGTACAGTAAGAATTTAAAACATTATACTAGAAAAAGATGAAAGTATTTGTAGTAGGACCAGCAGTTTATTATGCTAAGTTTTTGAAAAATGTAGAACTAGTAGAGAAACAAGAAGATGCTGATGTGGTATTGTTTACAGGTGGTGAAGATGTTGATCCAAGCACCTATGGACACCGCCGACATCCTCGCACATATTCAAATATACTGAGAGATGAGGAAGAAATCGAAGTGTTCAAGAAGATTCGTAATGATCAGCTTGCATTTGGTATTTGTAGAGGCTCTCAGTTCTTATGTGCAGTTAACGGCGGAAAATTGGTGCAAGACTGTAACAATCATGCAATAGGTGGTACACATGAGATAACTGATGGAAAGTCTGTGTACGATATAACATCAACCCATCACCAAATGCAGTATCCATATAACCTGGGGGATTCAGAGTATGATGTTCTCTACAAGTCACTAGAAAATAGGTCAAACTATTATGAGGGAGACGATGAAATAGATAGTGACAAGATAGAGAAACTTGGAGAGCCTGAGATTGTACTGTATAAGGTAGAGGGAAATCCAGTATCTCTTGCAGTACAGGGACATCCAGAAATGATTCCTACATCACCAGTTGCGGAGATGATCAGTGAGTTAGTTGAAAAATATAGTAAGGAGGTTAAGAAAGTATGAGACTGAGAAACATTACAGTAGGTGCAGATCCAGAGCTTTTTATAGTAAATGAAAAGACTGGAAAAGTAGTATCATCAATCGGTATTATCCCAGGTGAAAAGGGAAATGCATGGAAGTCTGATGATATGCCAGAGGGATTTGGCATTGAGGTAGATAATATCCTAGGCGAGTTCAATATTCCACCTTGTAAGACTAAGGAGGAATTCATTAACAATATCGAATATATGAAAGACTATATTGATAGGTTTGTTAAGGAGAAGAACCCAGACTTAGGAATTCAGTGTATTGCGTCAAGAGAAGTAGATGAAGATCAACTACAGTCAGATGAAGCTAAGCTCTTTGGTTGTAGTCCTGATTTCAATGCTTATACTGAAATGGAGAATGAGAAGCCTGATGGTGAATCAACAAATCTTAGGTCAGCGGGTTTTCATATTCACATTGGATATGATAACAATGACATAGATACTTCAGTCCAGCTTGTTAAGTACTTGGATCTCTACTTAGGGGTTCCAGCAGTAATTGATGATCCCGACAAGAAGAGAAGATCACTCTATGGTAAGGCAGGTTCATTCAGACTTACACCTTACGGAGTTGAGTATAGGTCATTATCTAGCGCTATGATGAAGGATAAAAAGACCCTCAAGAAAGTTTGGTATAGAATTGTATCAGCCATAGATGCATTCAATTATGAGAAAGAACTCCCATCATCTAGTGCAGTAAGAAAAGCGATTGATAACAGTTCAGTTGAGATGGCTAAGAAATTAGTTGAACAATATGACTTAGTATAAAGTTATGTGCGGAATATTTGGAATAATTAATAAAAAGAAAAGCGATTTTGATAAGACAACATTTAATGTCTTAGGTATTAATAATGACACTAGAGGAGGTGATTCTTGTGGAGTTTTTATTGATGGTCGCTATGAGTATGGTGTAGACGATAAGAGTTACTATGAGGAATTTTTTGAGACAAGTAAGATCTTAAAGACTACCACTAAGTGTACTATTGCAATCGGTCATGATAGGAAGGCAAGTGTTGGTAAGATTGATAAAACTACTGCACAGCCAATAGTCCTCAAAAACAAAAAAGGCGAGGTAGAATTTGTAGTGATTCATAATGGAACTATCTACAACTATCTTGACCTGGCTAAGAAGTATATCCCAGGTGTTAAGATCGACGGCCTAACAGATTCACAAGTTATGGCAAGAATCTTTTACTACAAGGGATATGATGTACTAGAAGAGTATAATGGAGGTGCCGTTTTTGTAGTCGTTGATTATAGACAGCCAAAACCTAAGGTACTATTTTTCAAGGGCGCATCTAAGAAGTACAACACAGGCAAGGAGATGGATGAAAGACCATTCTACTTCTCAATTGATCCAAAGCAAGGGTTAGTATTCAGCTCTATCAGTACATACCTTAAAGCACTTAGGCCAGAAGGAGAGGTATATACTATCAAAGCTAACCAACTGATAGATTACAACAATGAGACCTGTAAGATGACAATTATTAAGAACGTTGACAGGTCTAAACAGCAACAGACAAAGGAATACACGAACAAGTATAGTTTTGCAAGTGAGATTCCTTCTAAGTGGGGCGGTTATAGTAACAGTAAATACAGTTGTAGTGGGTATACAGAATCATCCTATGTGAAGGTTGACTATCTCAGTAATACCTATTCAAACAAAAAGGGTAAACTACATGGAGAGTATCATATGACAAGATATGGAAAATTCGTGAGCCCTGGTAGTAAAGATTCAGAAGTATTTAATGTTTGGTTCTTTAATGGTATTGCGCTGAAAGGAAGGGAGGAGTTTAAGTTTCTTGAGTATTTTAACAAGAAAACAAAGCTAGATATCAACAAGTTCACAGAGAGATATCAGAACTTAGTGAGGTCAATCAGTGTGGATGGCCTGTACTGGAAGGAGATAGATGGTGAAGAGTATCTAGTCAAGGCAATTAGTACTGATGATTTCCAGAAGTTTACAGGTGGCTTTCAGATGTTAGGTCAATCTAGTAATAAACAGTACTTAGTTGGAAGGTATACTGGTGACTGTTACTCTGGATTTGATAGACCTTTCGTATTTAGAGATGAGAAAGATAAGTTCAATATCAAAAGCTTCTATAAGATATGCAAGTTATTGATGAAGTCAGCGGTAATAAAATAGATGCGTTTTCAGCCATCAAGGTAATCGTTGGGCTGAATAAAGAAGATGAGACTCTTATTTATGGTTATATAGATTCAAAACATATGAACCTAACTAAGAGAGTACTAGTAGGTTCCAGAGGTGAGATTATGTATGTACTTACTACTAAATTCCCTGAAGATGAACTATTCTTCAGTAGGTATTATGGTTTGTATAGGACTAAGATAGGACTCTCTCAAGCAGATATACAGAGAGAATCTAAAATTCTAGGTAAAGGTAGTTTTCCGTATAGCTTTGAAAGGATGTACGAAGCAGTTGACAACTTTCAGATATTCCAAGACAAGGATAAGCTGATTGATACTGAATTCAAGCACCCTCTCGCTAAACAGATGAACTATACATTTGGCTTAGAGTTTGAGACATGTAAGGGCTATATACCAGAGGATATTTGTTTCAGAGATGGACTTATACCGCTTAGAGATGGATCTATTAGTGGACTTGAGTATAGTACTTTGGTGTTGCAAGGAAATTCTGGACTATCTATGTTAAAACAACAGATAGGTACTTTACAGGAATATACTAGGTTTGATAAAGACTGTTCCTTACATATTCACTTCGGCGGTTATCCATTACAGGCTGATAAACTATGGGCGCTTTATTCAGTGTGCTATAGAATTCAGAACAACCTTAAAGGATATGTACCTAAGTTTACATTTTATAGTAGTAGGTATAAGAGTTCTGGGAAGGATTATTGCAAATTCTTACCAGATTTCGATAGCTTTAACGAACTATATGAAACTTTTGTAGGGAGAAGATTCTTTGGTGACCTATCTCAACCACATCCAAATGATCCTAAGAGATGTGCTAAGTGGAGAATCCCACATAGATATTATTGGGTTAACTTTATAAATGCAATGTGCTATAAGGTTAACAAGACAATCGAATTTAGATTACTTAGACCAACATTTAATTATGCAAAGATAACATTGTGGATGTATGTGTTTAATGCAATCCTAAAATATGCCGACAAACATTCAGATACTTGTCACTTAGGCCTAGATAAGTCAAGCCTAATGATTTCGGATATACTGGATGACGTCTACCCAAAGAGACTTGCTAGTAAACTTAAGACTAGATGGAATCGTCTTAGCAAGGCAGTGTTAGATCAAGAAAAAAAGGGTGATTACATTGGCAGTAAGGTTGACATAGATAACAAGTACATACCAGTATTTGAAATAATCTAAAGAACGAAAAGAAAGTAGTAGAAAGTTAAATTCTACTACTTATTTTTTTTACAATTCCTCAATCCATTTAAGAACGAGATTGATACAAGACTCTACATCATCCCAGTGACATTGTTCGTATGGTTGATGCATGTTTCTGTTAGGCAAGCTCAATAACATAGTCTCACAGTTTGTTGCATGTTCCTGTATAGAACTCGTATTAGTACCCCCAGCTCTACCAACACCAATCTGATAAGGGATGTTATTCTTATCAGCCAAGTATTTCATAGTGTCACCAATTCTTCTTGACTTAGCTGGGCCATATTCAATTACTACACCCTTGCCCAAACTAATATCACCATACATTGCTGAACTGATACCAAGATCTTTTTCAGTACTTGGGCAAACGTCAAAATCGATGCTTATTTCGGGGTCAACTCTTCTGGCTAGTACTTTTGCGCCCCTTAGTCCAGATTCTTCACCCGCTACACCTGCACCAAATAATGTAATGTTCTTTTTCACGAGCAAGTCTTCATCTACCCTGCGCAAGATTTCAGCCACGATATACACCCCGAGTTTATCATCGAGACTATTACCGACGATAAATTTACCTGAAGGGCCAAAGTTGATATTCTGTTCATACTTTGGATAGACCATGAGAGTACCTACACCAATACCAAGACCTTCAAGCTCCTTCTTATTAGTGCATCCAAAGTCAAGGCATAAGTCCTCCATCTTAGCAATACTATCATACTCGCTTCCTGTCTGAACATGTATCGCCTTGTACTGAATAATACCATCTACCATACCTTCCTTAGTAAGTGCAGAGAGTCTAGAACCAGGCAAGACACGACGATCTTCACCACTAATTCTAACAATCTTACACATACCAGATTCAGTCACCTCACTCACTAAGAAACCAAGTTCATCATAGTGGCCTGATAGTAAGATAGGGGTACCATTGATTGCACCTTTTGTAAATACTGAGTTCTGAAATTTGTCTGTAAATGCATGTCGACTGAAATCTGACATGTGATTGTTAAATACATCAACAGCTGCATTCTCATAACCTGTTGGAGATGGTGCCTCCAACAATTCCTCTAAGAACTTTTGATTTTCTTTCATTTGTTTTTCTATGTTTTTATTCATTACAATATTAAGGTATCTAGGGTAATACAGAGTCCGCTTCAGGGCCCTCAGAAAATGACGTCTAGGAAGCCTCAAAATCCTTATTAGTGTAATGATAATAAAGCATTACCTGAAGGATATTAGAACTAGATTCTAGTATCCAATTATATTTTCATGTACTTGAAACGAATAGTACTAGTATTATAATGAGCCTGAAGGTGGTCTACGGGAGATTATAGTATGAATAATTTAATGGGGTGACATTAACTTCGGCTTGGCGAAGTAAAAATAGTAGACGTATTTCACTATTAATCAGTGATTGATTTGAAGTGGGAGTTTGTTATACCCGTGAAATATATAGGCCGAGCGCGTATAAAGGTTTTAAGGACACATTATAACAGACCTACATTTAGTGGGACTGTTTGTGTAACAAAATAAAGATTAAACTATAGCGAAGAGTTATAGTTGGATATGTATGGACTGAACATGAGGAATGATCAGCAGCAATATCAAAACACAGTAGTCAGAATATTATGACGAACTGAGAAATAATAGAATGTATGTATTGACAAGCTATTAAAGTATCGGGGTGGACTACTAGGGATTAAGTAATACAACTTAATTATTAGGTGAGGATTATATCAGTTGATATAGGACCTTGGTATAGTATTGAAGAAGTACTATTGCTCCACCTAATTAGTAGTCGGGAGCCTAGATAAGAGAAGTATCTAGCAAGTTATTAAACTTTATGACATTATTAACAATTAAAATAAAATTATATGGAAAAAGATTTAAGTAACAAAGCCAGTTTAGCCTGGATTTTGGGAGCATTTATAGCAAGTAATTTATATATTCTTCACAGATATAAAAAATCAAAATTACTTGAGGAAGCTCGATATAAAAGAACTATAGATAAGTTAGAATCATTATATAAAGAAAGTAATGAGTAATAAAACATTAACAATCTTAGGGGTTACTGCATTTGTAGCCCTCGCTGCGGTATACAATGACCGCATGAATAAAGTGGATAAAGAAGGTGAGCAACTTTGGAAAGAAATGGAAGATGCTATTTCTAAATCAGCTCACAAGTAAAAACCTAACGGTACTGAAGGATAGTAAGTACCTAGACATTATTAACATTTTAAATTAAACGATTATGAACGGTTTTGTAAAAGAAGTTAAGAACGGAGCAGTTTGCTCTGCAAAAGTAGGTGCATGCGTGTTTGTATTTTACGGCGCATTGTCAGTAGTAAATTTGATCCTCGGCGCAGGTAGCAAAGAGGAAGTAGAAAAGACACCAGAGGCTAGTTCTACTGGTGAACAACCTTTAGAGAGTGCTAAATAGTACTCTCAGAACATATTAACAATTTAAAAACTTATATTATGGATAAAGATCTTAGAGGAGAGAGAATTACTATCCTTACTGCAATAGTGGTTTTGATAGTAGGATTCATCTGGAACGTTAGTAATAAGGTTCTAGATAAGGTCGATAAGTAAAAACCAATAAACGGGGTCTGTGAAAAGGCCCTAATGACATATTAACAATTTAAACAAAGATTATGAAGAAAGAATTATCAGATGTTTCTACTATTGGTATAGTAGTTTTGTCAACTACAGCTCTGAAGTTATATGACTTATACAGAGCAAAGAGAGTTAGAAAATTGTATTCCAAACTAGAAAAATTGGAGGAAGATAGCAATGAAAAATAATACAATTGCAATCGGATACGTGACTGTTATGGCGGTTGCGGCAGTGGTTGTCAAGAAATTTTATGACAGCTTCGAAAAAGATTTACTAGAGGACATTGAAAAGTTCTCTAAGAAGAAAAACCAAACAAGTGCTGAAGAATAGTAAGCACTTAGACATATTAACAATAAAAAAATAAAGATTATGAAAACTATAATGAGTGGATTATCAATACTTTCATTTGTATTGTATTTCTTGTGCGTGGTCGTTCTGCACTTTAAACTGGGAAACGACACAGTTAACTTGGTATGTGATATATACCTGGTAGTTATGGTAGTAGTATATGGATACTACGGAACAAAGATCTGGTGGGAGACGCTGGATAAATAGAAAATATATATAACCGGAGACGCATTTATGAGAGTGTGTTTCTGGTTATAGTTTTTTGCGTAATCAAGAATATAAATACTTGATCTGATGAGACATGTTTTGTCGAAACGCAGTAATAAAATATTAATAGGAACTAAAGCTTCCAGAGGTTATATATTTTATAGTTAGGGTAAGTAATTGCCCTAATTATTTTTTTCTTCCCCTTGATTCCTTAGTAGTGTATGAAAGTAGATGAGATCTTAGAGAAATATAGTAGTGATAATATTGACCTACTTTATAATAGGTTAGTAGGCTTAACAATCGGGGAGAACTGGGAGTATGATTATGAAGAGTTTAAAAGATTCTGTAACAATGTGGATGATCTATGGCTTGTATTATCTATGTGTTAAGTGGAGAGGAAATGAAAAGAAAAGTAGTAGAAATTAAATCTACTACTTATTTTTTTTAATCTCTGTATAACTTCCTCTCTTTTATTATATCCCATGTACCCTTAGTTATCCATGGGAGAGGGATCTTATTATATCTCAGCAAGTTTCTAATGGCGGAAGAACTCACTGTAATACTCATGTCGGAAATCTCACTACTAAATCCTGGTCTACTTATTTCTACTACCTTCCAGTTCTTTAGTAATTCTTCACCTCTATACCACTTCGACATATCTTTTACAGTGTCAGTCCCGCCAAGTATTACAAACTCAATATCCTTGTCATACATATTCTTCAGTGCCTCTAGTTGATCGAATGTATAGTAATTTCCATCTTTATTCTGCCTGCTTACTATCTCAATATTAAACTGATCCATGTTAAAACCAGATTCATACATCGCTCCTCTTATCATATCAGCCCTTAGATCAACACTCACCGCCTTCCTATGTTTCCAAGGATTTTGAACTGCTGGTAAGAACAATACCTTATCAACCAGTCTTTCATTCAAGACCTTACTAACTATTGCAATGTGACCTATGTGAATTGGGTCAAAACTACCAAGTAATAATCCTATCTTCATTTCCACTTAATTAATTTTTCTGGATTCCTTGCTATGTCTTCCAATCTATGTAGTTCCTTCTCATAGCTTGGATACTTATAATATTTTTTAAACGCTGTACTACTACTTTTAAAAAATTCTAGATTAGACTTCGTATCTCTCCTTGCAAAATCAAGTGCATAATCTTTAACAGGTTCTAGATACTGTGATTTTAATTCTCCAGATCCATCCAATAACTCATTACACACTTCATCCTTTAGTCTCTGTGGAAGATCATCGTATAAGACAGTATCAATATCACCATGAGCTATTTCCAGAACAAAAATGCACCTGTGATCTCCCTCTATATTTGTACATATGGCTACGTTGTAATCCGAATCATCTACAATATCAGCAACGTAGATATACAGGTCTTTCAAGGTTAAACTGTTTAAGTCTGAATTGAAATTCTCTCTGTTATCTGGATTTATAATAAAATTGTATTTCATATCCTACTAAGCAGGTCAAAAATTAATTGATATACTATTGCTGCTCCTGTCACTATATAACACAAGCTAAACGCAAGCTCTGGTAGGACTACTTTATTTATATAGTACTTCCCACCATGACTCTTTAAAAAACAATACTTAACTGTGTCATACCTTTCTAGTAGCTTAACATAATAGAAAGTAGTGATAAACACAAACACAGTAGAGCAAGCCGATACTAAGTGCACATGTCCTACTAGTAGTCTAATTGTAACTGTTAGTACTATCATAAACAGGTTAATACAATTCAGCCAGAACATCTTTTTCTTGATAGACTGAAAACCTATGTAATCCTTTTCTGACTCCCAATATTTTAACATCCCATGTAAAGTATAAACTGTTTCACCATAAATGCCGTGAAACAAATGAAGTATAAGATAATAAAGATATTCACTATTTTTAATATCTTCACATACTTATTATAGATATTCCTAACCTTACAATAATCATCATTGCAAAGATCTCTATTGTTGTTATTCCTAACTCTGTACCAAAAATCCTCTAGGTCTGCCTGTCCAATCAATAGTGATGAGCCGACCATAAATATTGTAGCAGCTAGGAAGGTAATTATACTAAAGATTGTGAGCAGAATTACAAGACCCACGCCCCAACTTATATCAGATTCACCAAGTAGATCTGACTTGTCGTACTTAATCTTAATAGTGCTGCCAATATCGTGGGTTAGGTAAGTTTGTGCATCAACCTCTCTTACCCAACTATACTTACTGTTCTTTACGTACAGATAGTAAGTAGTTGATTTTTCTTGATTTTCTACTAGTTTACTAGTTACTTTCCACTCGCTTTCTACTTTTGTGTGATACTCTCTTGCGTAGTCTTTCATGTCACTACGAAAAATCCATTGTAGTGATAATACAAGCACTGATATAATAAACAGACTACTAATTATTTCTGTTTCATTCAATGCTTTATTACCACCTGCAGTAGCCCACCAAATACTAGTCTTCAATGGCTGGTTACTTTTCTTAGACTTTGCCTCGTAATTCATAGACACAATGTTATATAGTAGATGCACCAGATTTCAAAAGCGGCAATACACAGAACAACTCCAAGTATTCCGAGCTGTAAGTAATCCTCATACTTAACAAACTTATCTGTTATCCAAAGTTTATCAGTTTCCTTATCAAACGTTAGATTATGTTCTTCTACCCTCCGTAAAAATAAGTAAGTGCTTGTTTCAATATTCCAATCTAAGATACCAGGTAAGATTACAACAGGTAGTGCCATAATACACATCGTAAGTAGCAGCATAAAACAAGTGACTTTATATCCACCTATTGATTGAAGTTCATAATCTGTTGCCTCCGTTATCATAGTATCACCTGCATTAAAGCTATCATAGTCAACTTTACTCAGCCTCTTACTCGTCTTATACTTACCTCTTTCGACATTAACATAGTAGTCTGTCCTGTCGGTACCTCTATCTATGTACTTACCAACAATCTTCCACTCTATATTTTTGTTGAGATCAGCTACACTTCTAAACTCTTTGACAGTGTCCATAAAAAGGAGTTGAGTAATTACAGACACAGCAGCGATTACAAGTACTATACCAACTGCCCTTACTGTCTTTAAGAACTCTCTCCTACTCTCTAGGATCCAACTAAAGCGAGATACTAATTTTCTCTCACCTTTTCTTTTTGTTTCTGCCTCGTAATTCATTGTGTTATGCTAGTTTACAAATTAATACTAAGTAGTATACACACCAAGTCGAACACCCTACTGTTAGAATAGTGACCAGTACTTTTATTAGGTTATATCTACAAACATACCTATCAAATAGTTCACGTACTCTAGGGTCATCATCACTTACTCTATTATTATTTGATCTAATCCAACTACCGAATCTGTGGTCGTCTGTATCGCTATTCCCAAAAAGACCGGCAATACATACGAATAGAGTAATAAGTAAGAGTATCTGAACTGCAATAGATATAAATCCAATTATTGCAAGATATTTAGGCTTGTTCTCTGGAAATAAGTCACTCTTGGTATATTCCACCGAGACTGTACTTCCAACATTAGTAATATTATATTTAACATTACTGACCTCTTTTGCCCACTTGTACTTACTGTCTTGAAGCGCTAAGTAGTAAGTATTCTCTCTATATGTATCGTCTACAAACTTACCTACTACACGCCACTTTGAAATCGTACTAGTTTCCCACTCGTCTATTTGTTCCTTTACTGTTCCAACCATTAGGAACTGTGCCGCCATTGTAACAGCAAGTATTGTAGTGAGTATACAAATTGATTCAACGGTTTCTTTGACTTCACCGTTATCATAAAAGATCCAATAAAACTCGATCTTAATTTTTCTTTTGACGTTTTCTTCGTCTCTGCTTCGTAATTCATTTTCTCATATTTTTTTTTGTTAATAATCTACTAATAAGGAATTTAGAGGAAAAAAGAAAAGGTAAGTACTTAATACCTACCTCTCTTATGATTAAAGATCTGCTATACCTTCCAATTCTTTAGTGTCCGAGTCGTCTGTAGTTGATAAGTAGTTAGAAATCTCCCTTACTACTAGGTCTTCTACATAATCTTTCAGCTCCATACTACCACCTGTCATATCAAGATCCCCAATACTTACACAGACCTCATTATTAATACTTTCTAGCTCTGGATACTCACCACCAAGTTTTAATGTCCTAGTTGCACATCTTAATTCTACTCCATCAGTTCCCAGATTTTTCCTAACTTGTAATAGAACTGAGATATCTCTCTCCTTCCTACTTACTAATGTTGGGATTTTTATTTCCACTACTTTAGATTCAAAATGTTCATCTCCATCAAAGTATTCATAGTAAGTTGGGATATACTTAATCTTATACTCCCTCTCTAAGTATCTATTGGGCCACCTTCTCGTCACATACTTAACTAGCCTACTCAGCTTTTTGAAATAGTTAGGGCTTGATTTAAAATACTTACCTATTCTTTTAGTGGCGAGATCTAATTCAAATCCCTCATCACTAATGTCAGAGTAGTGTCTTTCGAACCAATCCCAAATTACACTCTCTTCTCCAGTTACATCAATAAACCTACAACTACTTTCTGGAAACCTATTAAAGCTGCTATTATAGTGTTTAACGTCAAAGAATCTAACTCCACTACACCTAGGAAGTCGCCAACAGTTTCCGATACTTGTAGATACTAATAATCTCTTTCCATCACTCTTTTCCAGTTCCATGCATTCGTAGAGGGTGTCTTTTCTTTTTTCATCAACGCCTAGGTATGAAAATTTAAGTCCCTCATTCTCCCCTTCGAATCTATCTTTTATATATTCAAGAGTCTCATACATTTCTAATTCTTCCATAATCTATTAATCTAAGTCATCATATTCATGTGTCTCTAAAGGTTTTTTCTTAATAGATTCTTCAATATTATCGTCCAGGTAAATTCCCTTACTGATCATTGTTCTTGCGGCGATTATCTTTATCTCAACTGTCTGTATACTGTCAAATAAGCCCCTAATAAAATCCTGTTCTTCCTTTGGCGGGTCTGTTCTAGTGCTTTCAATTCTCCTCAAGTATACGCAGTCTTTTTGAATATTTACTGCGTCAATATTAGAGGAAGTTATTAAGCACTCAAGTCTTCCGCCAATCGTCCTCCTAGAAAAACTGAGACTTACTAACCACAACACTAATACTAAGATAATTAAACCAAGCCCCGATATTCCAGCCGTCCAGTATTGTTCTTGTGTGGCACTGTAGATTATCATACCAACCATAGCCATACAAGATACACCAGACAGAACTAAGAATATATTGTTAATCTTCCTGTCAAGTTTATTACATAATCCAACTAGTGCAGTGATTACTTTATTAATATTATCTATTTCCATGTGTTATAAAAATTAAAAGAGGGTCAAGTATAACAATGTATACTCAACCCGATTAGTACTTCTTAGATTTCGGCAGCCTCAAACGACTTCTGCTCCATCATTCGAATTACTCTGTTAATATCAGATGCTCTCCTTTCTCCTGACCACTTTGTTTTTGGATAGTTCAGCTTACTAAGAGAACCGGTTAGGTTATTCTTCTGATCAACATCGTAATTATTATAAACTCCAACAGGCTCCAACCATAATTGATCACTGCTATCACCTACTAGCTTAAATACAGCATACTTAGTAGGGGTTACAAGTACATCAACATAGCAACCTTCCTGGAATCTATACTTTGACCACCTAAGTTGATCTCTGACACCCACAATGATTGCTCTTGTTACGTTATTATTATTCTCAACCTCCCACATTGGAAATTTGAAATTACCAAGATCATAGTATAAGTCAGCCTTCCCATAAACACCCTCTGCTCTGTCTAAGATATTCCTATACATGAAATCAGAAATCTTCTTAAATGAGTTTGTTCTGTTATGAATGATAGTAGAAATGACATCAAGATCATATTTCTTAGTGTCACCCTCTCTCATACAGTACTCACCCTTATTCATCGTCTTCTCACTGATCTTAGTAAGTGACAAGAGTGGTACCTCATTAGAACTAATACCTGGTGTGTTAACCTGGTAAAGATAATAACTCTGAAGATTTGTGTTGTTTAGGAAGAATGGATATACTCTTCCAATCATTGTGTTGTGTAATCTAGTACGTCCCATTTTTAATAAATTTAATCTGGGTTAAACAATTATATTAATTACTCTCGTTAATTCTTTTTATTGTTAGGTGGAAGTCTAGTAATAATTCTACCCTTTGTTAAGTCATAAGGGCTCATTTCTACTACTACACCGTCACCTGCCATGATTCTGATAAAATTCTTCCTGATCTTACCAGAAATAGTGCAAAGTATCTCATGTCCGGAATCTAGGGTAACTCTAAACATTGAATTACCCAACTCCTGAGACACCTTGCCCTCTACTTTAATATTATCTTGTTTCATATAATACTTCTTATTAAATTATTACTTTGGAGTTTCTGTCAGTCCTTAAAACGACTTCTCGAAATCTACAAGCTACTAACTCATTACTAAGGGATTGAGGTACATTTGAGACCCCATTATAGTAGTTTACGATATCTGTTAGTGTTATCTTAAAGTATTCGTATTCAAGTGGGGTTCTAGTTGTCCCATTGTTCTCTACCTTATACTCACAGATATAAGTACCGTAACTCTCCCTTGCTTTATCAACTAGCTCTACTATTACATCAGCCACAACCCTACTAAGTTTACTAGTAAGAGGTATTGGTTTGGGTGTTCCAAACTTAACTGAATTATCTAGTTGATCAAATATCTCAGATTCGTATGCCCAATGATTTTTTCTGTACAGCTCAATATAACTATACATACTATTGAGATCTTTGAATATAGTCCCCTCATCTGAATAAGAGTCTACAATGCCAGCAGTAATATCCTTCACACTGATACCTAGCTCATTAAAGAGACTTGTATAGTATGACACTCTACTGACATTATTATCATTCATGGTATTAATGAAGTAAGACTCAACCACATCATTGATTAATTCCGTATCCTGACTAGTACTGTCCTTTGTAATACTAAACATCGTAACTCCCTTCTGAATAGAGTTAGTTGAGATGATAGTATTTAAGATTGTAGTACTTAAGACAACCTCTAGCTGTTCCTTTATCGGTGCAGTAATGTTTCTATAGTCTTTTACTTTATCCGACATCAAACTAAGAGGTTCAAATATACTGAAAAGATCTGTATAATCTCTCCACCTATCACCACCATAAGGGACTGTACACTTACTTACTGCACTGTCAATCATCAATCCCCAATAGTTAGTAATGTCAAAGTCGTCTATTGGTTCAAGTGCTTTACCACTCTCTACCATAGGCTTAGGTGAAAATAGGACTTGTAGCTTATTATCATCATTAGTACCTTGACCTAATACATGGTTCTTAAGTACATCCTCTACAGATTTCTCAGTGTCTTTATTGATCTTACCTACTACTAGATAACCTTTAACATAATCCTGTGGGTCTACTAGTAGTTCAGAATCTAAGTTATCCCTTCTCCTGACTAGCACCTCACCTAAGTAGTAGTAAGTCTGTGTTTCTGTATCATATCTATAACCAGGCTTCCACTTAGCACATCCAGTTTTCTTGAATATACTACAATTAACAACCCTGGTCATCTCGTCAAAGTATTCATCGTACTCTTTCATAGTCTTACAAGCAAGTACTACCTCGCCTGGATAATCCTCTGAAAATGCAGCCTCAAACACAGAACCATCATTAACGATTCCCTTGTCAATACTACAACCTTCCAAGATATTACCTAGGTACCTTCTATCCTTTGCGAAATTACATAGCTCGTACCATTCATCTTTCTTAGGTAGTTCTTTAGATTTAACAAATACTCTAAATTCTCTACCTAACCTCACTTGGAACTCATTATTATCCAAGAGCACATCATCAAGCACAAGGTTAGCTGCTCTATAATCACTACCGATCATCTTTCTTACATTGGACTTATATACTTTCTTTCCGTCCATGTAAAGCCAGACCTTATTTTCTTGGTTACTTACTAATGCACTAAGCTCCGTTACTAATCTCCACTTCATACCTTAATTTTCTATTATTACTTTAACTTTTACTTTAACGCCATTAAATTTAATAGTTGTACCACCAATAAATCTCTTTACTGATTCTAATACATTAATAAGGTTTTCATCTGGCTCTATTACCTTTTCTGGCGTTGTTAGGGTAAAAACTGCTTGCTTATACTTCTTCCTAACTTCATCAATGCCTGTAATAGACTCGAACTTGAATAGATGTCCACCTAGTAATTCCTCTGCCTCTCTAAACTCAGGAATATTCCAAGCTTCCCTGTTTAGTCTAGCATCCAAGAAATCACTCATCTCTGCAATAATCTCTTGACCGCTGCTAGGTGTTCTACGGCAATCTATCCACCCATTCTTCTTATACCAGATCAGGGTTCTATTTACATTAATAACTAACTTCTTTAAAGTAACGGCTGCTTCCTTCATTGTTCTTAATTAAATATGATAATAGGCCATCAAGATTTTCCAAGTACCTTCTAGATGCACCACACCTATACTTCAGATCATAACAGAGACAGTTTCCAAAATCAAACATATAATACACAGTCTCAAACTTAAAAAACTCATCTTGCTTATAATCTATTCTATAACTCCCGATATCAAGGTAACTATATCCAGAATCGACCTCCGCTACTAGACGAACATCACTAGTCCTTAAGAACTCATTATCAGTATAACTAGTAGTATCACTAAGTCTTGTCAAGGTAAAGCTAGGTAAGTCGATTGAATCCTCCTTACTAAGCTCCTCTCTTAACGTATCCTCAGTATCGGTGTCGGTTGGGTTGAGGACAGTAACAGATCCTACAAACCAATCATACCAAATAATCTTGCCACTATTCAATTTAAAGTCTGTCCACCTTAAATGTTCGGGCAGGTTAAGTCTATACCTGAACTTAATCGCCTTCTCCTTATTAAAAGTAGGGCGAAGTTCCTTGAGTTGTTCTAGAAATACTGGTATCATAGGTGATTCTTCTTAAAATATTCAACAATACTTGTACTATCCCAACTAACCCTTTCCTCCTTTGGACTTCTACTAGTTGGGCCAAATGTTTCTTCTACTGCATCTACGTACATACTAGAAGAAAAGTCACAACCGCAAAAGAGATTATTCCACTCATCAGGTAGTAGTGATGATTCGATATCAAGCTGCTCTAATGCTAAGTTATCAAAACCTATCACAATATTTGGGTTAGGTACAGACGTCTTACCTGTTCTGATCTCGAATATTAATTTCTTAATACCCTTCTTCCAGTTCTCGAGATCTACACTAGTTCCTGCTGCTCTACCAAACTGCTTATAGCCTAGTATTAAAATTCTAACAGGTCTATCTAGGTAAGCACTTTCATCGACAATCTCATAGAGCTTCATAATATCATCAACCGGAAATATACCAGCGATAATATGAAATACAGACCTTTCCAACCTACAAACGCTCTTAAATAGTTCATCAACAACTGGGATCTTTTCAATGCTAACGCCAACTGCCTCATAACAATTGGCTACTATACTATAGCTGCTGATTGGGTCACCGTCATACTCTCTCTGAAGTGTCTTATAGTTGACTGTTATTCTTGGTTGGAAATTGTTTGCCCTCAGCCACCCTACTAGCTTCTCTGCATCACTAATACAATCCTCATCAAAAATATCACCGCCACCTACTGCAACTTCAATTCCACACTTCGGGAGCTTATCTAGGACCTCAATTGTCTTCTCTAGGTTGAACTTCTTTGCACCAGCCACACTAGATTCATGACAATACTTACAACCTATACTACATGCATTGGTTATCTTAAGGTCAATACTGTCGGGAAAATCTGCACACAAGTCCTCATCGAATCTAAGTGCTCTCTTCACCTTAGAACCATCTCGACGACTCATTACAAAATAGTTTCCGTTTATATACTGATAGCTCTTTTTATCATTAATATATTTTGAACAGCTATAAAATAACGTGTTTACTAATTCTTTACTCATTGACCTTAACGTTTAATTTTACCTTAATCAATCCATCATAATTACTCTCGACAAATTCAACAGCCTCTTGCCCAAATATTGGACAGCTATATATACTATACTCATCCTTCTTTCCAAGGGTCATTAGCTTACTTGCAAAATCTTTGGTTGCATAGTATAGGCATGGGTAATCATCGTGCTCCTTAGCCAAACGAGGCCAATCACTCCTACTAGGATACCCCCCTAGACTATCTCCTAAGTTGATCAGGAAGTATATACTATCATTCTTAGCTGACTCTGTTAATATCTTCTTGTCTTCCGGTGTCATTGATCTAGCAGTACCGTTCTCAAAAACAATACTATTAGCTATCTCACAAGAAAACTGAGAGCTGGATAAGTAGTTATAGTCTGCATAGAAACACTCTAGTAGGTCTATAGGATACTCAGGGACATTAAACTGAACCTTACCAACCTCTCCGCCGTAATCCAAAGTTACCTCTGCACCTACTATATTACTATTATCAAATGCAGGATTATAGAACTCATCCGTTTCATCACTATTATCGTTGCCTGTAAATAACCACGACTTACTGTTAAATAGGAAGTTCTTTAAGCTGTCCTTATTGTCAACGATATGATCAAAGATGCAAGTAGATTCATGGTCAATTTCTGGATATCCTCCATCATCGGTCTTACTATTGACCCAAGTGAATTTAATACCATTAGCACCAGTAAACTTGCAAACTAAGTTACTGAGCGTTGATAGCTTTTTGTGAACATCCATATATTTTTGTGCATATGACTTCTCGTTCCACTTAGTGCTATGATAATAGATACCACAGACATAGAGTAGTTTGTCTTTTATTGAATTCATTGCTTTCCACTCCCATCCGAAACATCTACCGGACTCTAAGACAATATCACCGTCTTCGTCCAGGTCTATGTCACTAGATAACTCAATACTCGCTCTATTAATTACAACAGAGTGAGATGAGCTGCTGTTTGTTTCTGGGAGGTTAAATCTTTCTACTTTCTTAATTTTTCCCATAATTTATAATAATTAAATTTATTCATCTACTAGTAAGGATTGTAAGGGAGAATAAAAAGTAGGGACACTAAATTATCCCTACTTATATTTCTTTGTTTCCTTGTCAAGTATTTTTAAGAGCTTTGGTATCCTAAACTCTCCTGACATCATCTTAATATTTCCAGCTGCTACATTATCTGGAAGACCTATACCCTGTACCCATAATGGTTTTTCCGCCGACCCTCTAAGTATGGACGCACTAATCTCATCCGTCCTACAAAATTCAGACTTAGCTAGGCCTATTATTTTTAGACCTGGCATATTCAGCTCATCAAATAGTTTCTTCCCTAGGCCATCTTTCTCTGTACCGTCATTGAATCGTAACCTTAGGAATCCATCCACTATTATCGTCTCTACCTTGTCTAGATCTACTTTCTCTACTAACAGGCCAAGAACACAGGGAAGCTCTCTCTTGTAGAACTCCCCTGGTATATAGGACGAAAAACTAGTGCAGATACTACTTATTATTTCGGCGGGTTCATCATCTGTCCACCTATTAAACAAGACACCAACAGTTAATGCTAGGTTGTCTGAATAATAGTAAGTATCTACCGCTAATTTCATAGGTCCATTACATCCAAAAACTTAATCGTCCCAATGTAATCGCCAAATACAGTGAGCTTATATTCTTTGTCGGCCTTATCAAATACAATATTATAATTTACTGTATCATCTTTGTCCAGCTTAAATATTACTCTCCACTCATCACCCTTAACATGATGAAGCTTGAGACTACTAACCCTACCTACTAAGAACTCACCAGACTCCTTCTTGATTGTTGCCTGGATATTTCTCGAGTAACCAAGTAATTCACCCTGCTTCTTTGTTTCACTAATATCGGCAAGAGCAGTAAAGGGTAAGGTATCTCTCTCTGCATAAAGACGAGACATCCTATCAAATAAGAATGACTCCTCCATCATCTTACAGTGAAGGCTAAGCGGCATAAAACGATTCATACTAGACTGAAGACCTTGACCCATAATGTCAAAGCTAAAACCCTCTGGAATTATCTTCTCTGTGTAGACCTTATGATCCTCAGCTGTACTCTTTGCACGCTCTGGAAAATAGTACTCAATCTGATATGTCATAGTAAGAGGGTCATATCCACTAATCTTGTTTATCTTTACCCTCTCACACTTTGTATCATAACCATCACCACTACTCTTTTTCTGATAGTCTACATATATTGCATACTGACCAATGAGCTGTAAAATCTCTGAGCCCCCTGGAACCCACTTGAGACTACCTGAATTAAAACCATATCTCTCAGTCATTAACTTCAAGTAGTCTTTCTTTTCTTTCTTCTTATCTTCCATAATCTTTTTTTACAGTTAAATAATACCTTTTTCTACTAACAATCTCTCAACCTCTGTCCAATCAATAAAAGGACGAACGCTAATAGAGAGATCGGTTTTCAATGGAGCACCTAAGGCAGCATCGTCAATATAGAGATGTGCAAAAATCTTCCTACTACTTGTCCATCTGTTCTGTGTCAAGTTCTCATTAACACCTACCAATGGAATACCTCGCTGCGCAAACCAATCCACAGCTTCCTCTAAGTAGTTTGAATCACCTGGACTTGTTGGCTCACCTCTCATTGTATAGAGAATAAGCTCATGTCCTGCCTCAACTAATCTCTTAAGAACTGGCACTGCACCAATATCCTTGCCAATCTCTGGAAATTCATGACTAACAACAGTACCATCAAAATCAATACAAATCTTCATCGTTTCTTACTTTTTCTTATTAGTCTTTTACAATTCTTACACTTATACGTTGACTTAATCTCATTACCTGATACTACCTCACTGACAAGCCTAATATCTCGACTTGGTTTCTTACAGTCTGGACATGCAAGCTCACTATTCTTGTCATCCTCCTTAGAGAAATGTAAGACTAGTGAAATTACAACTACTGCACTAACAAAAATACCCGCCAGGCAGATTAATAGAATATCCATCATTCGCTGTCCTCCTCTTCGTCGTATTCGTATTCTTCATCCTCATCTTCGTTCTCTTCTTCTTCGTCTAAGTCACCTAAGTTAATAAAATTAAACTTACTACCAAAAAAGATTTCACCGGATTCTGGAAGTTCTGCGACTATAACGGTTCCTCTATCTTCATGTTCTTCAATACCAGTTACCTTACCAGATACCCAATCATACTTAAATGTTAGGTCTGGTGAAATAGCTACATAGTCTCCTACTTTAAATTCATCTTTCATAATAATACTTTGTTTTAATTACACTGTTAAGGAATACAAGACGGGGGAATGGAAAAAATGAGCAGTACTATATCTCAAGTACTGCCCCTAGAAACACGGCGCATTATAATATTCCAACTCGATAAGGGTGGCTCCTATAATTCCCCGTGTGTTTCTACGTGTGTTAATTTATTTTCTTGTATTTCCATAAAAGTATTTTCTATGGTCGATATTATCAAGTAGACACCATAACTACTTGGATTCAAACCAAGTTCTACCTGCAACTTAATTGTTACAGTGCTTTAGTCCCATATAAGCTATAGTCATTGTATACCTCTATCTGACTCTATCGATTATTCTCAACCTTATACTAATTAACTAGTAAGGTCGTGATTGTTCAGTGAAGTTCTTAGGCTCCACATCAGTAATTGACTATTCAGCCGCATACTGGTTTTAGTTAAACTATGAACTAAGTCTATCACAACCTAACATAACGTTAACAATGTGGACCACTCATGAACTAAGATCCACGAGCTTCGGACTTCACAGAGGAATGGTCTTTCATCAAATGATCAACTCTTACTTTCTCTCCATCCGTGTAATCGACAGTCCCTGCCGATGTTAATTGTGCCACTCTACAGGCTAAAAAACCTGTGGATTTTAACGGCATTAATATAAAATTAAGAAGGTTTTGTGTCTTATAATATGGTTTAAAATTTCTTGTTACACATTAATGCCACTAGTAGTCCTTATAGGTCCCCAGTTTTTCAGCAGAGCATCGCCCCACCTCAAGCATTAATTTCTTGTGTCTTAATAATATAAATTTCAGGTTCTTTACGTAGGAATCATGCAAACACTAGAACCGCATTACATTCCATAATACTAATCTAGTTGTCACTCAGTAGATTTCCTCACGAAACTAAACATCCACGAAACTTACTACCTCATGACCTGTTTATTCATGTCTCCTACATATATAAGAAATCGAGGCCTTTTCAAACTGCATTAATTTTCGAGGCCCACAGATTTCCTACATTATTAAGAATTCAAGAGGATCTCAAACGCCCTTATTTCTTAAGGACTACGGCAAAAAAATAAGCTAAGGTATTACCCCTAGCTTACTTAATATTCTCACGTAACCACTTAATTATCTCATCCTTACTATCTACACCTAATCTTGTCTTGAATAACCTAACAACTACCTCATCAATATCAACACTTAGATTATCTAGCTCACTCTCATTATCGGCAGTTTTACAGTACTTACAGGAATCACACATCGCCGTATATCTTAAGTGGGCAGGTATTACATCCCACATACAAGCAAATTCCGGAATCTCAACACTGGCAACCTTTAACTGACTACCACAAACAGGACACCTATATTTTCTCTCTATCATAATGTAAAATAATATGGACAGAACGCACGGACATAATTTTCATCGAGGAGACTGACGCATCTAACCTCCGTAGGACCTATATACTCTGCGTCATGATTCGATGTGTGTAAGTGTCCGTGAATATTAAGGTCCGGTTTCATATCTTCTAGTAATGTTCTGATCTCCTTATTACCTATTGAACTACCACCCCAATAAACATCAGACTGCAAGACAATATCACTACAACCATAAGGAGCATCATGAGTAATAACAAGAGACTTAACTGTGTAACCATCAAACTCCTTCTCCAGTGCCTCCTTTGATTTACCTCTTACCTTGTCAAATTCCTCCCTCTGATACTCTGGCGGATACATAAAAGCCCAATCACCAAAGATCTTACACATAGGAGAACCATACACAAATACTAAGTGGCCCGGTAGGTCATCGTCGAGTAAGAGAGTACTGGAGTTGCATAGATAAGTAGTACGAGGACCTAAGGCACCTACAATTTTATCCAAGGTCTTATTGTACATGTAAAAGTCATGATTTCCCGCCACTAGTAGGACCTTTTTCTTCACTGGCAAGCTATCTACCCACTCCTGATAATCCTTCTTTAACCACTTTTCAACCTTCCTGTCGTCTTGTTGAATATTAAGAGGCACTAAATCACCCGCAATAATAAGATAATCAACCTCCTTATCTAAACTCACCTCAAGATCTCCATGTAAGTCTGAGATCGCCGCAAAACTAATACTATTCTTCTTCATCTTCTACTACTCTAACTGGTATATTCTTTTTCCTTGCTATGTCAATCATCATCTCAGTTCCCTTATTCTCAGCATACGCACTCTTAAAGGCAATCACTGCGTTAGCCGTCTCTGCCATCTGTAAGTTCCTGAGATAACCCGCCTTCTTACCATGCTTCTTCCAATCAGCAGGAAATACCTCACACCTAAGACCATACTCACCGGCAAATTTTTCACCTAGTTTATCAGCACCCTCAGCATGACCAGATATGACGACAACCTCTAATGATAAGTCGGACATCTTTTTCCCAAGGTAGTATAAGCACTTCTTCTTTAGTCTAGCATAATCGGTATAACTCCTACTACCTGCAATAATAACTCTAAACTGATTTACTTTCATCGCAATATATAATGTAATTAATTCTCACACTAATAAGGAACAATGGGCAAGGAGGTAGTAAAAATAACAGCTTTGATATGATTATTATTTTTGATTATTTTCCCTATTTTTCCTAATTTTGACGTACATACCGTGTACTCCACTATAGGATCTAGTAAATTAACTGTGCGCATAAGAATAACAGCTTTATTCCCTGAGTTTTTTATTATTAGTTGTAGTTAACAAAATTACAAACCCTCTGTCATTACTTCCTTATATTTGAGAGAATAATTTTTATAAACATAACTTAATAATTAAATTTCAGATGTTATATTTTATTGATATGATTTCAAGTAAAGACTTTGATCACCAGGTCAGAGTCATTAAAATCGGGTTCACAAAAAATCTTAAGAGGAGACTAAGCACTTACTACACCCACAATGGGCTTTATGAAGTTGTTAAGGTGCTTAAAGGGAAAGAGTTTGATTGGGAGTGTGAGCAGATCCTCCACTCTTACTTTGCAGACAAGAGATATGATAGAAGGGAGTTCTTCATAAAAGATGAGGAGCTAATGAAAACTATCTTAGGTATAAAAACCAGAGATGATATTATAAAACTTAGAAAGAATAGTTACTCGAAATGGGAACGTCTTAAGTTCCAAAAAATGTTTAAGGGCATACTTGCTATGAACTGGAATATTATAAAGACTGTATGTAAAGAAGACATTGACTTTGTAATTGACTGTATACTAACAAAGGAAAACTATAATAAGGTAGAAGATATTGACATTTTCAAGTCAGTAAAGAATATATTCGGTGTTGATATATTAGATTACCCAGAAGAAATAAAAGAAACTGCCAACGATTTCTTCGAGGAGTATAATAAGATAAGTACTCGGCAAAAGAAATTGAAGTTCTTGTGCGAAAAACTTCCGACCTTCAACGAACTGGAGAAAACTTGCATATTGGGAAGTATTACAGAGGTCCATTTTTTGGAATACATAGGGGTGCTTGGATTAGATGAATGTAAAGCACAGGCATATAATACCTCCTTACTAAACAAGAAAATGAATATTATAGGGTTTGATGAAACTCTGCTAAATAATACTATATATAATGAATTTAAAGTGGGGCAATCTTATTCAAATCCATACATAAAACAGAAACTTGGTGAGATATATAAGGATAATAATTATAGAGCTACTGCAAAAGCGATTGATCTGGATAAGTTCTTTAACGTTAAGCATAAGAAAATAAAAGATGAGACAGATAAGTGGGTCCATGGGGTGTTAATACTGAGCAAAAAATAAATTTAGAGAATAGGTTAGACAGTTAAGTTCTATCCTACTCTCTCTTTTTTTATTATCCTATAGAGCTCTTTAAGTATAGGTCGGGTAAGCCTGCAGCTCCCCTCCCCGCCTTCCCGTTGCCACAATATGAACCTCCTTCATTACCATTCAGGAGAACCCTATTGAACCCGGGGAAGGTATTCACCTTATGTGGCGTCGCCGGCAGAGCACGGCTCGACGGTCTTAAGGGTAAACTTGAAAATACCCCTGAAGTACATCTGTGGTTAGGATACTAGAAAACTCCGAGCGAAGCGAGGGGTTTGTATGAGTATGACAGATGAATATAGGGGTTTGGTTATTTTTTTAAACTAGGATATATTAAGTAGACTCCGTCTCATAATATAATGAAATAATCAGAATTACGATAATATTGTTCTAAAAGACTTATCTATGTAATAGATAGGGGCATTAAGCGGGCCGCTGCCAAAATAGGCCGCTTAAGCCCGGAACCAAATGTATAATTTTTTAAATTTAAATTTTATGACTGAAGAAGGAGCTATCGTAGTAGAGGTACCTAAGGGATATAGGTACATCTCGGAGATTCCAGATTTTAAGATTAATGATTTCCCTCACATCCTGAACAAACAAATCCCAGGATGTGGTTTCACAGAGTATTGTATTGACCCTGCTAAAAACAGCGAAGATATAATACTATGTAGTCCTAGGAAGATTCTCTTACAGAACAAGTACGATCAACACAAGAATGAAGTCTTCTTGGTTGAAAATAAGTATGAAGTAGAATCTAGAACGGACAAAGATCTTACAAAGATTGAGAAAGAGAAAGGAGGAAGTATCTTTACTGAGGAAAAAGCACCAACAAAGGAAGAGATTGAACAGGCTGAGAAAGAAAAAGTAGGTTTTTTCAATGGCTTAAGAGATGACTTGAAGAAGTATATCATAGGCTGTAGATTTCTCAGCAAGCCGGTAAAGATCTTGGTTACTTATGATTCATTCAGGATAGTTAAAGATATTATTAAGAGCATTGACGAGCTTGATAACTTTAGGGTAATAGTTGATGAGTTTCAGAGTATTTTCACAG